CATTTGGGTTATCAGCATGGACAAAAGAAAAAGCATTAGAACATCATAGTAAAGGAAAACTATTTAAAGTTTATATCAACATAGAAGACATTGGAGCTATTGTTCATAACAATAAAAAGATTCGATGTAGTAAGTTGACAATTGTTTCTAAGGAATCTTTTTGAATAGAAAGAAACATAATGAATAATCAAATTTTTGAAGAAATTAAAGGATATAATGTCTTATACTATATATTAAAGGAAAAATATAATGAATAAAACAATTCATGCTTACTTATCAGAAGAAAACAATGAACCAATTCTTATTGATAAAGCCACAAATAAACCTATTCAACTTCCAGAAAATTATTACATAGCAAGTTATTCTGTTGAATGTGATAATATAGAGATTGAAGATGTCAAAATATCTTATTGTGAACCATATATTCAATTATAAATAGACAAGAAACAATTGCGCAATTATTAAAAGATAATTTGATTGAAGTAAGATATTATCCATAATAACAGAATTAGAATTTGAAAATATCCGTAAGTTAATTTCACAAACAAGAAAAATATTAAAAACAAATGGATAAAATCAATTTAATTTTAAATATGGAAACAGCCGATTTTGATGATATATTAACATTATGTTTTGTTGGCGGGAATCATCCTAAAATCAATTTACGTGGTGTTATAATTACACCTGGTGCAAATGATCAAGTTAATTTAGTTAAACATGTTTTAAAAATGCTTGATAAAGATATTCCTGTTGGCGTATTTAAACCAAATTATCCAAAAAATTGTGTTTCAGATTTTCATTATAAATGGCTTAACAAAAATTCTATTCAAGATTCTAAATATAATGACCTTGGTGAAAACATTATATGCCAAATTAGAAATTCATATTCTGATATTAAAATTTTGTCAGGTGCGCCTCTTGGAGTAATTCATAAAGCTTGCTTGTTGAATGAATCTAATATAATTAATGAAATTGTTATTCAAGGTGGTTTTGCTGGTGATAATATAGTTCCACCAGAATTTGTTTTGGATAAATTTAAAGGAAAGATAACTTGTCCTACATTTAATTTGAATGGTGCAATTGATGCTGCTTTATATATTTCAAATGGAAACGGTGTGAACATTTTCAAAAAACAATATTTTGTAAGCAAAAATGTTTGTCATGGAGTTTGCTACAATCAAACAATGCATGAAAAATTAAAACTATATAAAGATAAAAGAATTGGATTGAATTTAATATATTCAGGTATGGAAAAATATTTGGAAAAACATCCTAATGGAAAGTTGTTTCATGATCCTTTAGCTGCTTGTTGCTTGATTAATAAAAACGTTTGCAATTTTGTTGAAGGTAGGTTATATAGGGAGAATGGAGAATGGGGCTTTAAACAAACAGATAATACAAATCAATATATTTCTGTTTCATTGAATAATAACGAATTTGAAAAAACACTTTTTCAATAATCTAAACAAAAGGAAATGAATATTATGTTGAATTGCATTATATTTGTCATATTATATTTTATTTTTGCGGTTATTCATTTAGGCTTTTTGTTGCATATTAAAAATATCTATTCAATGAAAGAATTGAATTCTTATAGCAAAATTACATTTGAAGACTATGGAATTGAAGATAAATTTACTATTATTTTTGATTCTGTTTTTTGGTTTGTTTGTTGGTTTAGATACTTTAACAATATGTTATGCAAAATTATTTTTTATTTTTATAAATTTGTATGTTGGTTTAGATACTTTAACAATATGTTATGCAAAATTATTTTTTATTTTTATAAATTTGTATGTTTTTGTATTAATGTAATTGTTTCTCTTGTTATTCAAATTTCTAATTATATTCGATTGTATTTAATCACTAACAAAGAGTAAATCTATGCAAACTCAAATAGATACAAAAACATTATATGCAATAACAGCAACAAAACTTAATATATTATCCCAACACGCTAAAATATTTGAAAATATACAAATACAAGCAGCAGAAATGATGCTTGTAAATTATGAAAAGAAAAGAAATACATTTTTTAATTGTGGTAAATTCTTTTACAAAGAAAAAACTAAAGAACAATTAATGAATTCTTATATCGATTATCTACTGAATAATAATTTGGTTTTATTTGATAATTTTGGCAATGTTTTCCTTAGCATAGATCAACCTTTTAAAGAATTATTAGAAAGTGTTTTTACTCATAATCATCATGTTAATATAATTTCTAAATTGCATGAAAAATTAAAAGTAATCATTAATGCAAAACAAAATGTACAACATCTTCTAACCAAAGAAGAAGCAGCAATATTAGGAATATAATTATTATTAAATAAGTGTAAATATATATTTTAATAATTATCTAATTTCAAAAGGATATGTTTGTTAAATGCTATTGGCTAAATCTTTCATTGGTTCAAATTCTATTGATAAAGCAACAATAATTCCTAGACAAACAAAATTAGAAGAACATTGTTTTGATGCGTATTATGTTGCTTCTAAATTGGTTGAATTAGCTGGTAAAAATATACTTTTCAATTTCGGACTTTCAATAGAAACTTATTATCCATTATTAGAAAAGTGTGCTAAAATTAGCGCAATTTTACATGATATTGGAAAAGCTAACAATATATTTCAAAAATATGATCAATCTTTTCTTCCAGCGCTCATATCCTTTTAAAATCAAGTGTCGAGAATGCGATTAGCTTTGCATAAGGGTTTCTTATGACAATTACTGAGCAAGATTTAACAAAAGAGCAAAAAGAAGTATTTGATAATGCTATTAAATGGGCGAATGACAAACATGATAAATTATTAAAGATTGGAGGGGTAGCTGGAAGTGGAAAGAGTGTATTAATTTCTTTAATAGCAAAACGGTTATCATATAGAAGTATAGCTTTTTGTGCTTATACAGGAAAGGCTGCTAACAATCTTCATCAAAAATTAGTTGATGCAAATATATCTCCAACATATTGTGGAACGATTCATGGATTGATGTATGTTCCAATTATTAACACTAAAACATTGAAAGTAACAGGTTGGAGAAAGAAGAATAAAATTGATGAAGATTTGATTATTATTGATGAAGGTTCTATGGTAGGTGGGAAGTTATTTAAAGATTTACAAAGTTATGGAAAGAAGATTTTAGCGGTAGGTGATCATAAACAATTAAGTCCAGTTGAAGGGGCTGATATTGGGCTTATGAAGCATCCTGATTTAACATTGACAGAGATTCATAGAGTAGCGTTAGAAAATCCTATAATTCAATTATCTGGTTTAATTCGAACAGGTCAAGATTATTCAAATTTCAAATGTGACAATGATAAAATACAATATGTTAAATTTGGTTCAAAACAATTAAATGAGATTATATATAATGCATTTGACAATGTTGAAAATCGATTAAATGCAACTTTGTTATGTTATTTTAATCGTTCTAGGGTACGATATAACAATATTTGCAGGAAAATTATAGGATATAAAGATGAAACACCGATAGAAAATGATATTGTAATTTGTTTAAAGAATACATCTATAGATGATGATGTTAATGTATTTAATGGAATGAGGGGGTTAGTAGAAGATTGTTTGGATGAAAATGAAGCAAAATATTCAATGTCAATTAATTTTAAAGATGATAGATTAAAAATTGTTGAAAGTGTTTCTAAATATCAATTTAATCAAGAAAAAACATTTTCTTCAATGCAAGATGTTCAAAAGTATAATGAATATATTAGCAATTGGAGTAATGTTGGTATGTTGTTTGATTTTGGATATTGTTTATCATATTATAAATGCGTGCATCCAGAAACATTAGTGGAAACTCCAAATGGTTTATATAGAATTAGCGAATTACAATCAACTGGGCAAATAGCGACACCAAATGGATTTGCTAATTATAATAATTTAGTATTTAATCAAGAAACTGATATGTTGGAAATTGAAACAAAAGATGGATATAGATTAAGATCGACATTAGATCATGGAGTCGATGTTTGGGATAATAAATTTGGATATATTAGAAAAGAAGCAAAAGATATTAAAAAAGATGATATTGTTAGATTAAAACTTGGAGCAGTTTGGGATAATCAAAATTTAATAAAATTGCACGACCCAATAATTGGAGATGTGAGAGATATAATCTATAATATTCCAAAATTTGTAGATGAAGATTTTGCAGAATTCTTAGGGATCATGGTCGCTAACGGTACTCTTTTTAGAATTGGTTTCAGAGTAGCAAAAAGACACAAAGAATTTACTGATAGATTTGAAGAATTATGTATAAAATTATTTAATTGCAAAGTTCAACGATATTTATCATTAAATGCTTATCAAGCAAATATAAGTTCTTGTCATATTAGTCGCTGGCTTAATTATATAGATGGTTTACAGCCGAATAAAAAAGCTATACCTAAAATAATTTTGCAATCAAGTTTAAAAATACAAGCTGCATTTTTAAGAGGAATGTTTGAAGATGGTTCTGTTTATATTAAATATAATAAATTGGATTACATAGAATTATACTCTTGTTTTCATAATATAATAAGAGATATTAAAACAATGCTTTTAAGGTTTGATATTATTTCTGGAATTGTTAGAACATCAACTGGATATAGAATTCAAATTTACGGGTATAATGCTGCAAAATTTGCAAATAAAATTGGCTTAATATCTAAATGTAAAAAAGAAAAATTATTATTTCCAGGAGGGAAAGAAACAAAATATACTATTCCTATTACAATTAATGAATTGACAGAATTAGTTGGTGATAATTTCAAATTAAATCAAACAGAAAAAAGATGTTCAAAAACATATAGAATAACAAGATATTCTATTGAAAATATTTTGAAACGATGTACTGTTAAAAATGATATGTGGTATAAAATAAATGACAGATTAAAATTTCATCATAGCAAAGTTGAATTTATAACAAAATATAGAGGACAATCTGTATGTCTTGAAGTTCCAAAAGAACATCAATTTATTCAAGATGGATTTTGTGGTTGGAATTGCCAGGGGAGTGCCTTTAATACTGTAATTTTGTTTATTGAACGTAGTAAGTATCAAGATGAAGAAGAATTTAATAGAGCAATTTATACAGCGGTGACGAGAAGTTCAGACAAATTGATTATTGTGAGGTAAGTGATATGAAAAAAGGTAAATCAAAAGGTGAATTTACAGCCCAACAAAACAAACATAAAGCAATGTTGGAAAGACAAAACAAAGGAATTGATTTTAGTTAAACCTGTTTATAGATTTAAAGGAAGTTGGAATAATGATGATTCTATTTTAAATGTTAAATGGTTGAATATTGGTTCAACGGTTGTTTGTCTTTTTAATAAAAGAATACGAGCAGTTGTTGTTAAATCAGTTTCAAAAAGTTCATCAACAACAAATAAACATCGAGTAGAGGTTCAAGATGGGGAATCTATTGGTTATGTTTCAATGAATGATATTTTAGGAGTGATTGAAAATGATTGATACTATTGATTTTTACAAGGTAAAAGATCCATATGGATTTATGTCCAATTTCTGGAAATGCAATTTTGTTTTAAATAATCAATTGTGGGCATCGACAGAACATTATTATCAGGCGTTTAAAACGTTAGATTTGATTGAAAGAGAAAATGTTAGAACTCAAAATAAACCAAATGATGCAAGAATTGTTGGACAAACAATTACATTGAGGCCGGATTTTGATCAGGTAAAAGATGCGATTATGTTGAAATGTTTGATTGCTAAATTTACGCAAAATCAAGATTTGTTAAATATGTTATTAGATACTGGTAATAAGTATTTGGTTGAAAATTCTCCTGTTGATTTTTATTGGGGATGTGGAAAAGATAGAACGGGCAAAAATATGCTAGGCAATCAACTGATGGAAGTTCGGCAGTTTTGTCGTAAATTTGAATGTATATAAGTCTACATAAAGAATTTAATAAATTCCAAATCATTCAAATATTAAGTTGTTTTGTTAAATCTTATTTCTTTTATTTTTAACATTCATGGCTTCGGCTAAATTTGTTTATGTGTGCTTCTGCGATGGCGAAAAAATTCTTGAAATAAAACCTAACAAGAATATTATATATCATTAGTAGAAAAGACAGAAATATGAAACATATGCAATATATTATTCATTTTTAATTGATTATTGTGGATTTGACATAGTTGAGTTTTGATGTTATTGTGATAATTGGCGAATAAAATAAAATGAGTTTTTGCTATTGTTTTTAAAGTTTTTTGATTAGGGAAACATATAATGAACAATCAAGTTTTCGAAGAAATGAAATCAATTGCAAAAGATTATGATATCATTTTTTCGGATGAAAATGATATAGATGGGTGTAAACAAGAATTTGCTAACAAAATAAACTGGTGTTATATTTCATATAATCAAAAATTATCAGAGGAATTCATTCGAGAATTTGCTGATAAAGTATATTGGGAATATATTTCAGAATATCAAAAACTATCGAAGGAATTTATTCGAAAATTTGCTGATAAAGTAGATTGGTATTGTATTTCAAAATTTCAAAAATTATTAGAAGGATTTATTAGGGAATTTGCTAATAAAGTAGATTGGAATAATATTTCAATATATCAAAAATTATCAGAAGGATTTATTCGAGAATTTGCTAATAAAGTATATTGGAATTGTATTTCAAAATATCAAAAACTATCGAAAGAATTTATTAAAGAATTCGATTTAATAATACCAAAAGATAATTGGTTATACAAAACAAAAGAAGAAAAGTTATCTTATTTGAAAGAGAATTGTAAAAATGTTTATGAAATTGTAGATGATAATTATATTATTGCATATAAATCAACAAAAATTGATGGATGCTCCACATATAATTTTCAATATCAATATAAAGTAAACGAAATATATGAATCTCATTGTGATTGTAATATAAGTAATGAGAGTTCATTTGGATTATCTGCTTGGACAAAAGAAAAAGCATTAGAACATTATAGTTCAGGTAAACTATTCAAAGTTTATATTAATATAGAAGACATTGGAGCAATCGTTCATGATAACAAGAAAATTCGTTGTAGTAAACTAAAAATTATTTCTGAAGAATCTTTTTAAATAGAGAGAAAGAACGCTAATGAATAATCAAGTTTTTGAAGAAGTTAAATTATTTGCAAAACATTGTAAAATTGGTTTTTCAGATGATAACGATATAGATAAATGTAGACAAGAATTTGTTGATAAAGTAAATTGGTATTATATTTCAAGTAGTCAAAAATTGTCAGAAGGATTTATTCGAGAATTTGTTAACGAAGTAACTTGGAGTGATATTTCAAAATATCAAAATTTATCAGAAGAATTTATTCGAGAATTTTCTAATAAAGCATATTGGAAATATATTTCAATATATCAAAAACTATCAGAGGAATTTATTAAAGAATATAATTTAACAATACCAGAAAGTAATTGGTTATACAAATCAAAAGAAGATAAGCTATCTTATTTGAAAGAGAATTGCAAAGATATTTATGAGATAATAGATGATAATTATATCGTAGCATATAAATCAACAATGCTTGATGGATATTCCACATTTAATTTTCAATATCAATATAAGGTAAACGAGGTATATGAAACTCATTGTGATTGTAATATATATAATGAAGCTTCATTTGGCTTATCTGCTTGGACAAAAGAAAACGCATTAAAACATTATTATAAAGGAAAACTATTCAAAGTTCATATCAATATAGAAGATATTGGAGCTATTGTTCATGATAATAAAAAAAATTCGATGCAGCAAATTAACTGTTGTGTCTGAAGAATCTTTTTGATTGGGAAAAGAAATATAATGAACAATCAAGTTTTCGAAGAAATTAAATCAATTGCAAAACATTATAATATTGATTTTTCAGATGATAACGATATAGATAAATGTAGACAAGAATTTTCTGATGAAGTAAATTGGTATTATATTTCAAGAAATCAAAAGTTATCAGAAGAATTTATTCGAGAATTTATTCGAGAATTTGCTGATAAAGTATGTTGGTGTTATATTTCAAGATATCAAAAACTATCAGAGGAATTTATTCGAGAATTTTTTAATAAAGTATGTTGGTGTTGTATTTCAACTTATCAAAAATTATCAGAAGGATTGATTCGAGAATTTGCTAATAAAGTAGATTGGAATTGTATTTCAATATATCAAAAACTATCAGAAGGATTTATTCGAGAATTTTCTGATAAAGTAAAATGGATTTATATTTCAATATATCAAAAACTATCAGAAGGATTTATTCGAGAATTTTCTGATAAAGTAGATTGGATTTATATTTTACAATGTCAAAAACTTTCAAAAGATTTTATTAAAGAATACAAATTAACAATATCAAAATATAATTGGTTATACAAAACAAAAGAAGAAAAGTTATCTTATTTGAAAGAAAATTGCAATGGTATTTATGAAATTGTAGATGATGATTATATTGTAGCATATAAGTCAACAAGAGCTAATGGATATTCTACATATAATTTTCAATATCAATATAAAGAAAATAAAACCTATGAATCTCATTGTGATTGCAATATAAACAATGAGAATTCATTTGGATTATCAGCATGGACAAAAGAAAAAGCATTGGAACATTATAATGAAGGAAAACTATTCAAAGTTCATATTAATATAGAAGACATTGGAGCTATTATTCATAATAATAAAAAGATTAGATGCAGTAAATTGACAATTATTTCAGAAGAAAGCAAAAATTAATGACTGTAACTCAATTTGATCCATCCATAATTGAAACAATAATTAATTCAAATGATGCTTATGATTTATACATAGGAAAAAATATAGAATTATATGATAAAGAATATATAGTATTATCAATCACAAATCGCAATAAATATGAAAAAACAATACAATTAAAAGAAACAAAATATATTGAAAATGAACAGATAACATGTGTCCCAATTTATTCTGCATGTTTTGAAATAACACTAACTAAAATGTACCCTGTTTTGTGTGATTTGTTTTTAGATACAAAACATTTGGATAATACAATTGAAAACAAATATAAACTTATATCATTAATACGAACAACTGCTGAAAAACATTCAGAGTTTTTACTACCAATCACAATTCAAAAAGCTAAACAACTTGTTGACAAGCAATTGTCATTGTTGTATAGTGATGTTCCATATGGAATTTATAAAGAATTCAAAAAAGATTTTGAAGATTTAGGTGCACCATTAACAGTAATCGTTACTAAATATGTTGAAGAATAATACAATGACATATGAAGAATTTATTCATAATTTAATTGAAGCAGGTATTATTGGTTACAACAATAATCATTTAAATGAAGATCTTTTTCTAAAATCAATGTTAATACATTCGGAACATGTATTAAATAAACAAACAAAGGAAAGCAATTTTCGCTTTGATGATTTTGATCGTATTATAGAACATTTTTGTTGCGGCATTTCTTATACAAAATGTAATAATTTTTTAAATGAAAATTGTAATGTTGAAGTGAATAATGAAAACAATATTATGCCAGCAGATGTTTGTATTAAGAAAACTATTAGGTTATATGATTTGTATGAATTCATAAACAATGAATCTGAATTATATAATTAAAGAGCAAACTGTTGGAGGTTAAAGTTACAATGACATTTCAAGAATTCGAAAATGAATTATTAGGTAAAACATTTATTAAAAAATGTGGAAAACATTTTGGAAATGATAACAATTATATAAGCAAACATTTATATGAAAGTGAAAATGATTATTGCTCTTATGGAAAAACAATATATTACGTTTGGAAAATCGGTGGAATGCGTGGCGGTAATTGTTGGGGAGAACCAGCAAATAATCCATTAGAAATTGATGATGAACCTGAATTGAAATTATTTAACAAAATCATTAAAGAATATCATCCTAATATTGGATATTTTACATATAATGATTTTGTTAAAAAATACGTTGAAATTGAAGAGTATGAAGATAGAGAATATTATGGCAACTATACAGAATACAAAATTAAAAAACTAAAATTGATTGATATTTACAATTTGTTAATTGAAGAAGGTGCTATTAAATGACTTGTACAAAATATGGTGGACCTTCATCAATATATTATGATCCATATTTGGATGAAGTTAGCGCAGATAATCGTTTAACAAATTATCCAAATGAAAAATATAGAACTGAAAGAAGATTGAAAGAATATATCCAAGCTATGAAAAATGTTTTAAAGATGACTGAAATGTTTAAATGTACCCCAGAAGAAATTCAAATCGTAAAAGATACTATTGCTGATTTTGAAAAATATTTACCTAAAAATAAATAAGATAAGAATTGTTTAAACTTATCAACTAAAATGCCATATAGAAAACATATTCCATCTCCATATTACAACCTTCCACCAAAAAAGAAATCATTATATCAAAAATTCAAAACGTTAATTAGAAAATTACGACGACAATGGTTGATAAAACTGTATGGCAAATTCAAAAAACGATATCCAATTAGATGTACGATTTGTGGAAGAAGAGCTATAATCAAATATCCAGGATCATATAATAGAACTAGTCCTGGATCAGCATATTATTATCCGTGTCAACATCGAACTCGATTTAAAATTGTTTCAATGTAATCTGTTTGACAGCTTAAAATTCTGTGATATAATCAAGTATAGTATGGCAACTAATATTCTTATAATATGAAATTCTGATACAGTAATAGCAATTTATATAAAACAAAGAGGTTTTCAATGAAAGTTGGTATAATTAATTTTTTAATTGTTTGTTTATCAGTGTTTTATATGGTACATTTAATATTTTAATTCTATGTGAATTAAACAAATAACAATTAATGATGGATAAAACAAATGAGTAATTCGAATCAAATGTTTGTAGAAGGTTTTAAAGATGTTTGTTCTTCTTATGTAGAAGCAAATAAATCATGTATGCAAATTAATATAGCTTTATTTTCTGGATTTTTTTATTTTATTTATAATAATATCGTTAGTAAACAAGATAAATTTAATTTGTATTTGTCTTTTTTTATATTATATTTTTTCTTGGCAATATTTTATCTCTGTTATATTCTAATTATTTTTCCAGAAAAGCATTAGAAATACAAAAAGATTTATATATTGACAGTTATAATGAATCAAATAATATAAAAAATAACAATTCAAATTCTAAGGAAAAAATTTATTATTCAAACAAAGTTAATTTTTATGATAAAAATCAATTAGCTTGTGCGACAATTCTTGTAATTATAATTATTATATTTAGTTACAATTTTTTATTTATTACAAAATAAAAGGGAAATAATTATGAGTAAATCAAAAGAACAATCATACTCAATAAATACAACAAAAAACATACCTCATTATATACCAGAACAAACTATAATACAACCTCAACAGCAAAACCCAATACCTATTCAAGAACCTGCAACTCCATCTACAAAACCTACAAATCAATAAGGTAGTAATAAATAAAAACCTTTCAATGTTTATTTACAGGAATAACTATGAAAATTAGTGAATTAATAACTGTTCTTCAATCTATTCATGATGAAAATGGCGACAAAGAGGTTATTATTGAAATTGATAATAATTTAAAAACTATTGTTGGTAATCCAAATAGTAACTTTAGAGAATCGATAAATACATTATCAATTTGTTGTGATGAGATTGAAAAACCAATTTGGATTCCGTGAAAAATGAAACATACAATCACATTTAAAATCGATTGTGGTACGAAAACTTGTGTGGATGAAACCAACACAAATAAAAAATGTTGGTTTTTAGGCTCTAAATGTTTTGGTACAGTTCCTGTATGTATGCTGTTTCGAGGAGATAATGGAGATGAAATCGAATTAAAGGAAATAAATGGATGGCGTCAAAGATGTGAGGAGTGTTTGACAAAAGCGTTACCATGTAATATTATCTGATTACTGCATTAAATGCAGTAAATTATGCTTTACTAAAGTTGTTATTAAACAATTTTATTAGGAGTAATCAAATGAGCGTAGAATCCGGTGTGAAATTAACTAAATTTGAGCGTCTTATTTTGATCAATCAATATAAAATATTGGCCAATCAAGCTAAAATCATGAAAGATATGAGTTTAAGGGAAGCAGGAGAAGATGCCTATGTGACACTGTTAAGAAATGGTTTTCCTTTCGAGATTAATAGTTTGTTTTGTCCAATAAATGAATATATGGATAAGGATAAATGTGAATGTATATGTAATATACTTAATTTATATGACACGCTTGCTTATAACTATAATACTCTTAATTCTGAAGAACTAGCTCAAATTGAGAAACCAATTTTTTATGGATTTGATAGATTTGATGAGTGTGATGCTTATCAATATGCTCTTTACCTTAAAAATAACGAATATTATCCAAATATTTATTGGGGGAAAGATGCTCCAAATAGTCGTATACCTATGTTAAATAAATACATTGAAGAGCTTGAAAGTGTTGATAATTGGGTAAAAGATAACCCAGATAGTCCTTTAATATATAAATATATTAAAAAGCCTGAGAGTTTTAATAATAATAATACTTAAAATAAAAATTATGCATAATCTTAAATATATACTCGCTTTGTTGCATAATTACTCAAAAAAGCAATTAAAGAATTTTCTCGTTTAGTCTTCAATTCCAATTCGTAAAAATTTAAATCATTATCAAATATATTATTGAAATTTTGATTTTCAATAATTTCATCTTGATTTATAAAATCATCATTAAAATTTGAAAAATCTTTAAATTCATTTTTATCTTCATTTTCATTTTCATCAACAGATTTATCTTCTATCACGCCTTTTTTAATGATATTAAAAGGAAGTTCGGGATAAGTCGTATCAATTCTTTTAAACATTTTACCTTTTATTTTATAATAATTAATGTAATATATATCATTTAAACAACTAAAGCATTATTAAAATGTCGAGTCGAGGTATTGTATGATATATTATTAATGTATGGTATCAATAAAATTCATTCAAGCAAATCCATCAGTTCAACTTCCAAGACAACAAACTAAATTATCTAGTGGAATGGATGTACGTTCTATGGAGGATGTCATTATTCCACCTGGAGAATGGCGTTTAATTCCCACTGGACTCATTGCAGAAATTCCAGAAGGATATGAAATACAAGTTAGGCCACGTTCTGGGTTAGCAGTTAAACATGGTATAACTGTTTTAAATTCTCCAGGGACAATTGATGCAGATTTTCGTTTTGAAATCAAGGTGATTCTTATAAATCATGGAAAGTCAGATTTTGAAATTAAAGTTGGAGATAGAATTGCACAATTTGTAGTATGTCCTGTAGTTCATAATGTTGATGTTGAATTTTCAATTCAATTATCTAGTGAACAAACTGATCGAAATGGTGGATTTGGTAGTACAGGAGTTAAGTGAATACGCGAAATAAAATAGCGATTGGTAGTGGTATTATAATTGTATTTTTGATATTTGCATATATTATAAAAATGCAACATGATATTATTACCAAACAAAATGATATATCTACTAAGATCATAGAGTTTCAGCAATTAGGAAATGGAATTGCGCGTATAGAAAGTAAAATGACATCAGATCGAAAAGATTTGGAGTTAAAATTAAAAGATCTTGGTGTAAATTATGATACGATAAAAAAGGATTTAGACAATCATAATGCTAAATTAGAAGCTATATCTGTATCAATTGGGCGTACAGAAGGATATGTACGATCTAACATTATATCTGATTGGCAAGACCCATTAGACGAATATCCAAATTCGCAGCAACAACCAAATACAAATACGAATATTAATTTAGATCCAACATGTGTAAGTCAGCATGGGTATTGTCGTTCGGTGCAGGGTTTAAATTTATATGAACAAGGTATAAACAATGAAAAAATACCATTTGGTGCAGTTGGATTTAATGCCACATCGCCTACTCCATGGAATTTAAATGTTTATCCTAGAAAATATTATTCAATATTATCAATGGGTAAAAAACCAGATGGATCTGTTATAGCGCATTCTCAAATGGTTATTGAGGATAGAGATGGCAACAAACATAATATAGCTATTGATGAGAAATCATTTTATGAACAGGTAGATCAAACATATAGATTTTCTTGGTGGAGTCCTAGAATAATGGCAGGGTATGGTATTGGAGCAAATTTCAATCATGGATTTTCTTCAATATTAAATATGCAGTTTTATACATCATCTTATACAGCGAATCAAAGTCGGCCTACATGGATGTTTTTTGGATTAGGGGCTGGATATGATTTGACGAATAAGGGAATAATAGCCACATTATCTCCTGTTAGTTATAATATGTTCCATATGAATAATTTAATACAAAATATTTATTTTGCTCCAATTGTTTCTATGTCATTTGCAGATTCATCTATTGGAGTTCATGCAATGGCGTCTCTTATTTTTTGATGAAATAATATACAATATATAAACATCTTGCAGTTTTGAATTGTATAAAGGCTAATAATTAAATATCTTTCTACCACAAGTTATTATCTATAACATGGTGTAAGGAATATTTATATGTTTTGTAATGAATGCAATAAACTAGCTTTAAAACAACAATTACATAAATGTAGTAATTGTGATCAACCATGTGAATATAAAGAGCAAAAAGTATGTAATAAATGTTCTGAAAAAGAATATATATGTAGCATATGTAATAAAACGATGAAGATACAAGATACAGTTAAACAAGTTCATTCATTTTTTGGATCGTCGGGTGGGTGTAAGAATTGTGGTAGATAGTAACATGATAATCACAGATGTTAGTAAATTACATATTAAGTGTGATGAAGTATCTTCTATTGAGGAAGAGAATGAAATTATATTGCGACTTGAAAAAGAATTATTATTAAGTAATGAAAGAAAGAATTATGGGATAGGGTTAGCGGCACCTCAAATAGGAATAAATAAAAGGGTAGCTATAGTTAGGATAGCCGACACCATTAAATTGAATCTAGTGAATTCCAAAATAATTGAAAAGCATACGCTGATAGAATCTACAGAAGGGTGTTTATCATTACCTAATATGAAAGCTAGTGTTATTAGGTATAATGATATAATGATTCAAAATGGTAGTATAATGGATAAAAACCAATATAGTATTTATGGTTTAGCGTCTATATGTGTACAGCATGAAATGGATCATTGGGAAGGGGTTTTAATATCTGACAGGATTAATATAGGACCAAATATGCCATGTATATGTGGTTCTAAGATAAAGTATAAGAAATGTTGTGGAAAAGGGAAATAAAAAATGGAAGATCAAAAGCAAGAAACTAGTATTGGTGAGGAGTATGCGGAAACTTTATTAAAGATTGTGTTACGATTAGCGACAGTTGAGAAGATTGTAAATGAAAGTAATTTATTGACACCTGAGCGTCGGGCAGAAATTTTTAAAGAAGTAAATGATAAAGCATTAGAAACAATTGCTCAATTACACAATCAAGATTCTAAAACAAATAAATAAGGTAAAATGGAAACTATTACATATTCTGGGTTGACAGTTATTAAGTTTTATACAGATACGTGTTTACCATGTAAACGATTAAAACCAGTTCTTGATAAAATGGAAAAAGAATTTCCAAATATTAAGATATATAATGTAAATATTGAAGATGATTATAAATTAGCAAAACAATTTCATATAAAGAGTGTACCGACATTGGTTTTTTTGAATGGAGAAAATGAGGTACAACGTATAGATGGAATTACAAATACTGAAAGTATTCGAAAAGCGTTTAAAACATTAGCAGGATGATATAACAGGAGAAAGAAATGGTTAAGATTAATAGCGTATCAATTGGAACAAATGATAGTGGATTAAATGAGCAGCAGCAAAAATGGTGGGATGAAATATCCACAACACCTATTGATATTTATGGATTATCGGATAAGCTTGTTAAAGATTTTGCTCGTCCATTAAATTTGGATAAGAATGCTATATATTTAGTTGTGTCAGCGCCAGCGGCGACACCAGCAATTGAGCTGGCGGTTGGACAATTATTTGAAATTGAAAAGACATATCGAATACGAATTCCAAAGTATTCATTTTCCACTGTAGACAAGTATTTAGTAATTAAACCAAGTGAAGGTGATATTATACTTGGGCCAAGTGGAAAGCCTATTTTTGTACCTTCTACATGAAATATTCTAGAGAAGAATGCAAGATAAGGATAAGAATAATGATTCTCAGTTACATTTAATATTGGGATGTTATGGAAGAGTAGATTTTGGATTTACGAGTTGTTCTTCTGTAAACAATCCTATTTTGCATATTCATGACAAATTAGAAGATTATAAAGAGATAATTAAATATTTGAATTCCGTTAAATTATTTGATCACAGGGTGAATAATTATAATGGAATAAGAAATATATTATTTTTCATACAAAATAATTTTTATCAAAAGATTCAACCGATATGGGCCGCCAGGCATTTTAGATTAATAGAAAACTTTACGATTCAGCATCAATCTTGTGGAATATATTTAGGGCTTGATTTTATATCTCCTGTTGGATCTCCTCAAATAATAGAAAAAGAAATCATAATAGAACCTTCCAAATGGTAGCAATAATTTGGAATATCTCGTGAATTAAAAGGTATTCATGATGAAATTTCAAAAACAAGCTAATGCTGTTCAATGGTTTAAAGGAATAGCTAATTCATTAAAGGGTGCTGGAAAAGCATTTCGAGGATGGCATATTGCGGAAGAGTTAGGGCGGGCTGGTAAATGGGGTGTAGAAGTTGGTCAATTTGGTTCAAGATATGCTGGAAAAGCTTTATCATTAACTGGAAATGTTGAAAAAGTTAGTGCTAGAATAGCAAGTTATGAAAAACATATAGCTGATATATTGGGCAAATTAAAAGTCAGTAAATTGTTAGCTGAAAATGCTGATAAAACATTAAAGATTTCTGAGATATTTGAAAAAGAAATAGATAAAACAAAAGTCATAGCAGATATTATAGAGTCTAATAAAGGCTTAATACAAAAAGTTATGACTGAAAAGAATTTAACAAAAGAAATAGATGCTATAAAATACTTAACAGAAACGAATAAAGTATTTAAAGCTGAGTATGCGGCAAAATTAGGAGCAAACATGGCTGCTAAATTTGAAACTGCGTCTAAGCAAAATATTGAATTTATTAAAACCTTACAAAAATCTTTAGAAAATTTAAAAGCGAAATCATCATTTAATCCAGAAAAATTGAAACAAATAAGTGGAGCAACTAGTAATATAGATGAAATGATTGCGAAAGGTGATTTATTAAGTGCGGCAAAAACGGTAGGGGAGTTAGGAGATAAGAGTTTAATAGATGCAGCCAAATTAGCACAAGAAAATGCTGAATTTGTTTCACATTTTAGTGGTGTTTTAAAATCCAGTGATTTATTAAGTGCAGAAGGAAGAGCTATAGCAGTCACATTAGGGAAAGCAGTTGGTGGATTTCAATTTGTTAGTCCAATGAATGCTATAACGATAAAAAATGTTGGATTAGTATCAAGCACAGCATCTGCTATATTATTTGGAGCTGCGATGGCTGGGGGAGGATTAATTGGGGAAAACGTTAAATTATTTAAAGAAATTCAATTAATCACACATAAAATAATAGATTTATTGAGGGAATTATCTGGACAAAATAATGATACTGGAAAAGCTTGGGAAACAAATAAGAATCGTTTAATAAAATCGTTATCATTATTAGATGGAATAGATATAAGTGCTTATGAAAAAGCAAATGGAAATACTATGACAGCATCTGATATGGAAACGACAGTAAATGGTATAGAAGATTTGAGTACAAGGTTTGAAGGGATAGGGGCGGCATTAAACGAAATAGCAAATTCTAAATCGTTAGAGGGGTTATATGAGCAAGGGGCAGCATCAATTGGGCAAAGTGCAACATCATATTTTGATAATATGAATCCAGGTGCGGCATTTGGCATAACTGGTTATATGAATAAATATAACAGTATAAAAGAATTATCACGAAAAGGTTTAGAAGTTTTACAATCGAGTGGAGAGAAGATATCAAAAGCATCAGATGAATTGAATAATAAATTGATGGAACATGATATGGGTGGTCAAGTATCAGAGGCATCGAATATTATAAATCAATTTATTGTTACGGCAGAATTATTAGATCATGTGAATTATTATACAAATATAGATAAAATAGAATTGCAAATTAAAAAGAAAGCAACTCCTCCAGTTTTTGCTATATTAGGATCGATATGGACGGTATTAGAAACGGTAGGGGATAGTAGTAATGCATTAACTAAGTTATATTTACATAATTGTAAACTATGGGAAAGTTTAGAAGCTAATATAGATGAGATGTTGGAACATTTGCGTAATTTTAATGAATTTGAACCTGAAAGTACAGAAGGTGAGCAATTCAAAAAAATGACAGCACAATTAATAACATCTATACAAGAGAATGAAAAATCATTCAAGGAAAATTTCCCACTTGATAAACAGGAAAATTTTGAAAGCATTACTAAAGACAAATTAGAAAAGGCTAAAAAGGCGTTAGAAAATATAGCTCAAAATTATGAAATATTTATGTCATCACAATGGGAATCGCAATTTAATAAACATGCAAAATCATGGTGGCAATCAGCTGCAACAGGATTTGGAACAGTTTTCACAATGTTTACTGGTGAAAATGTATTGGATAGATATTCAAGAATGATATATGAAGCTAAGCCTGGAGTTGGAATGATTAATGGATTGTTGAATAAAATCAATACAGTTCTTTCTAAACAAACGCCTCAAACCAATAATTAGTTATATATGAATATAGGAGATTTTCAATGATTAAACGAACGATATCTAACAATCTATTACTTAGATTAGAAGCGCAAGCAAATGAAGCTGACATACATGGCAATGAAGATATTGCTGACAAGATAACTGATGTGATGGTTGAGTCTTCTGTAAGGGGAGATGAAGACGAATATAAATATACGAGTAACGATTTAAAAAAGGATATAGGTGTTTTGTTATGGTCAGCGGCCATGCGAGTATTTGATTATTATGATAAAATGCCTGACGCACGTGATATAGATTCAGCTGTAAAACAATTGACAGATGATGTATTTTCTGTATTTGATAATTTAATTGAAGGAGATGTTGTTGGTAAATATGAACCAAAAACTCCGGGTGAAAAAGAAATTGAACCAACAAATGAAAATGAAATAGATGAAAATCATGTTGAATGGACTATTAAACCTTCTGATGATGAATTAAGCAAACGTACAATTACTATTGAAGATAATGAAGATGAAGATGAAGATGAAGATGAAAATCATGATATTATTGTAGAGGCTGATGAAGAAATTGATGAAGACGAGTTGAAAAAAGAAAAAAAAGATGAATTAGAAGACGACGATGAAAAGTGAGAAATAATAATATGGAAGATATTAAACAAAAAGAAGCATTTAGTTCTGATGATTCAAAAACACAGCAAGTCAACAAGCGCGAGTTGAAAATAAACAATGCTAAATCATCTATTAAACCAGTACAAAAAACTGAAGATTTTAGAAATAAAATAAATAAAATATTAGCTAATGAAGATGAGCAAAAGAAAATTGCATATCAAGTAATGTCAAATTTTCAAAACATATTAAAAGATAAAACATTAGATGGTGCAAAAAATGAACAAATTCGTGTAAATGAATTACAATCGATACAAGATTTAATTGATTTTGCACGTATTATTAATAGCGATGAAAATCAAGAAGAAGATTTAGGAACGATTACATTATTAATAACATTATGTCGAGCGTTATTTTCTCAGCGTGATCGAATCAATGAATTAGAATACAAACTATTTTCATTGTCAAAAACCAGCCAATCATAATCTCTTTAAATATTGTTAGATGTCGGGCATAACAAGCCATATTTATATGGTTAATGTACGACATTACCTTTATTAAAGCGAAAATGAAAACGTCAAATAAAAGTTTACTTGAGATGTTGGATCAAACAATATCTCAAAAGGTTGGAGAAGAAGATTGGGATGATTATGTAGATATTAAAACTTTAGTTAATGAAGCAAATCAGCAATTTGATTTAACTGAATATATAGAATCAAAATATGAATTGCAAACTTTTTCTTCAAACAATGGATGGACACGTAGAATGAAATGTCCATTTCATAAAAGTGGTAATGAACGAACTCCATCATTCTTTATAAATCCGGTAAAAAATATATATTATTGTCAAGGGTGTGGTACATCAGGTGGATTGGTTCAATTTATAGCATTGGCAACAAATCAAGAAATGGAAGATGTTGCTAATCATATAATACGAATTGCGAAACAAGGAGGTGCTATATTAGTTGCGGCTGAGCAAGAAAAAAAGTTATTACAAAAGAAAAAAGCATTAGCTGTATTGCTTAAAATGTCAGATATGTTTCGAGATTTTATACAATTACATGCTGATGATGAAATAGCTATAAAGTATATTGATAAAATTATGTCGGGGTTTGATTTAACTTATGAACTAGATCAAAACGATATAATAAAAAACGCAGAAGATTTGTTTAGCAATTTTCAAAATTTCTTAACGGCATATGACAGGAAGAAAAAATGAAAGTATTGTTTGTTCCAGATATTCATATAGGCAAAGGTATTAATATTGGAAAAGATGCTATAGGAGTTGGATTAAATTCAAGGGTAGAAGATCAAAAAAACAATTTGAATTTCATATTAGAATATGCAAAATCTAACAATGTTAAACATATGTTTTTGTTAGGAGATATTTGGGAAGATATTAATCCTAAATCATCATTGGTAAGAGTATTTTTTAGTTGGGTGCAGCAAGTTATGTGTGCCAATATAGATTTGCATATTATAATGGGTAATCATGACTTTGTTAGAACGGGTCGTGAACGTGTATCCATGTTAGATTCTTTAAAGGAATTGAAATTAATAGGTGTTAATATTATTTCTGATATATCAGAAATGACGATTGAAAATACTCAATTTGTATTTTTACCATTTACAGATAGAAGACAATTAGAAGTTGATACGATTGGTGAGGCAATTGATATAGTAAAAGAAAAAATAAATAACATTAGAAGCGCGTCAAAAATATCAGTATTATTAGGACATATGGCATTAGAGGGTAGTTTATGGGTTGGAGATGAAATTGATCAAAGTGCTAATGAAATATTTTTACCATTAAATGCTGTAAAAGATTATAATATGGTATGTATGGGGCATATTCATAATTATCAAATATTAAATTCTAAAGATCCATTTGTATGTCATGTTGGAAGTTTGGATAAAACTTCTTTTGGTGAAAAAGATAAACTTGTTATAATGTATGATACGGTTAATTATAAATATGAAGGTAAGTTATTACCTTGTAGAAATTTGATTGAAATAAATGTAAGTATTCCTGTAGAAAATAAAAATTCTACAGATTATATTATTGAGTATATTGATAATGAAATTAAAGTAAATAAAGCATCTTATTTTAAAGATTCTATAGTAAGAATTAAAAGTAAATTAAATGCGCATGATTGTGATGGAGCAGATAAAGAAAAGATAAGTAAATATTTAAATGATTTAGGTGTATTTCATTTAGCGTCATTTATTGAAATTAGGAATGTTGATAAAGTTATTGTTAAGAATATTGAAATAGATGAAAAGATAGATGCGACTAAAGCAGTTGATATATTTAGTGATACGATAGATACGGACAAACAATTTAAAGTAAAGTTTGTAGATTTGTGTAAACTAGTAATTAAACACGTTGATGCAAAGGAAAAAATCTAATGCTTCCGATATCGCTTGATCTTTCGAATTTTATGATTCATTGCAGTTCGCATATTGATTTTGAAAAATTAGGTTCTGTAATTTTTATTATTGGGTCAAAAGATGATTCAACACGACGTAGCAATGCGGTAGGTAAATCAACAATATTTCATGCAATTCGATATGCATTATTTAATGTTGGAGTTGATAAGAAAATATCCAAAATAATTCATCGAGGTGCATCAAAAGCGGAAGTTACTTTTGTATTTCAAATGTCGGATGGAAATATATATAAGATATATCGTTATAGAACAGATACGACAACTGGAGTAACTTTACATAGAAAAAATGGAAATGATTGGGATAAATTAAGTGGTAGAAGGTCATCTGATACAGATGAAGCTATTGAAAAGATTATTGGAATTAATTTAACAACATTTGAAAATACTTCCTATTTTAAGCAAGAAGACATTATGAATCTTGCTAAAGCAACTCCAGAAAAACGTAAAGAAATTATTAGTTCGATGTTGGAGTTGAGTAAATGGAGTGAATATAAAGAATTTGCAAAAGATAAACGAAAGCAACTTGGAATAGAGCTATCTACAATAGAACGTCAATTAGTTGATTTAGGAAATCCAAAAGAAACTATTTTTGCTTTAGAAACTGAATTAGGAGAGTTGACAACTGAACGAAATGAAGAAACTGCCAATTTAGAAAAGTTACAAAAAATTCAAGATGCTGATGTTGAAAAGGGTAATAGCATTGTAGCTTTATATAAAGATAAAAAACAAATTGAACAGAAATATTCAGATGCTGTTTTGTTTTTACAAGAAACAAAAGACAATTTAAAATTTATTGAAACAAGTATAGGTGTTTCTAAAAAACAAATTGAAGATTATGAAAATGAATCAATAGAGTGTAAGAAGAGTATTGAAAATAAGAATACTCAATTAGCTAATTCATTGTCAGAAATGCCTGAAGCTGTTGATATGGCGGCATATGAGGCTGAAAAAAATGAATTAGCTAAACATGTTATTGAGTTAAGAGAGAATAAAGCATTATTAAAGAATTTTCAAGCGCCTTTACCAAAGGGTGTTGTTTGTCCATCTTGTTCAACCGAATTGAATGAACAAAAACGAAAAGAACTTATAAATGATAAACAAATAAAGATTGAGCAATTAGAAAATGGTATATCTAATTTGGAAGATGTTATCAGCATTTGTCAAGAAAACATTCAGCAATTTGACGGAGCAATATTAAAATATAATACTTTAAAAAGTTTTCATATGAGATTGACTAGTGATATTGGTGATCTTGCTAAAAAAATAAATAACAATTCAACATTAATTGAGACATATCAAAAACGTATAAATGATTTAGAAAATAAAAAAGCAGCAGCTATAGAAGCTATTGAAAAAGCTGAAAAAAGTTATGAAGATGTTAAGATAGTAAAAGTAGCAGTTATGAACAATCAATATGGGGAAGAAATACAAAAGCTTAAAGCGATTGTTAATAACCGAGCAACTGAAATTAAATCATTAGCAACAGTTATACAACAAAACACATTATCAATTGGTGCGATAACTGAAAGAATTAAACAAAACAATATTAACATTAATAAATTTGATGAATCAAAACAAAAGCAATTAGAACTTAGTGAAGAAATTAAGTTATATGATGCTGTTATACATGCTTTTTCTAATAAAGGCATACCATTTATGATTATCAATTCTGTTCTTGGGGCGATACAAGATGAGACAAATAAATTGCTCCAATTATTACGTAATAATATGTTAACTCAATTTGTATTAGATAAGCAAAAAGATAATGAATTACAAGAAACATTGGATATGAAATTTTATACAGGGCAAGATGAATGGGAATATGGTGATTTATCAGGTGGTCAAAAAGGTTCTGTAGCATTGGCATTAAAAGTTGCTATGGCAGTTATTAGTCGTAAACGTTGTGGCGCAGATATAAAAATGTTATTGTTAGATGAAGTTGATCAACCGCTTGATGATGAAAGTGTAGAATCATTTTATGAAATATTAAAAACATGGTCAAAAGACATGGTTATTATGGTAATTACGCATAGAAGTGAATTAAAATCAAAATTGAATAATTATATTATGGTAACTGATAAGAATGGATATATTTCTGCAAAGGCGGTTAAAGATGAATGAAAAGATTATAATTGGAGTAAGTGGTAAATTATCAGTAGGCAAGGATACATTTACACAAAATCTTATATCAGAAATTAAGGATATTAATAATAAGGATATTAAATGTAAAGTAACGGAGTTTGTAACTTTTGGTAAATATATAGATACAAGCAATCAAATATTATATTATAAACTTGCTTTTGCTGATCCAATTAAACATATGGCAAAATTGGCTTTCCCAATATTAACAAATGATGATTTATGGGGACCAAGCAAAAATAGAATGAAAGTATTGCCTGATTATATAAATCCAAAAACAAAAGAAATGTTATCTGTACGAGATATATTGCAATATATAGGACAATGGGGACGAGAAACAAATCCTAATTGTTGGGTTAATGCAACTTTTGGATTAATAGATCATTATTATGAAGCAGCTATAAATAAAAAACCTTATAAAAAGATTTGTTTCATTTTATCGGATGTTAGATTTAAAAATGAAAAAGCAGCTATTGAAAATGTTAATGGACGTGTAGTTAGAATTATTAATGATCAAATAAAACATACTTCTACAGATATTTCAGAAATTGATTTAGATGATGTTGAATTGTATAAATATGCTGCTGTTGTTAAAAATAATAAAGATTTAAATCATTTACAATGTGAAGCAAAAAGAGTTCTGCGCAAATTCTTATATTAATGACAATAACACGGCATCTTTCTAAAGGTGCTTATGAGTGTTATTTCTTTATCAGCTACTCCATCTGACAGACAATTGGTTCAAGGTATTCCACAGTTTATATATTTAACTGCGAATATTCCTTCGATAATCTTTTATACTTTAGATGGGACAGATCCAACATTGAATAGTTCTGTGTATTCAGAAAGTATTCAAATGCCAGGTGATCATTCTAATATCACATTAAAAGCTTTAGCAACAAATGGAGTTGATTATAGTGCTATATTATCTTTAACATATACAACCAGTGTAAAAAATAAACGAACATCATATGCTAAAGTAACATTTCTCGGTTCGGATTTAACATATAAACAATTAATTGGAGGTTCTGTATCTGTAATAAAAGCTCAATTTGATAATAATGCACCTGGAAATGCAGTTAATTTAGCTAATGTACCAGATACATATCTTGATGGATATGATGCAAATGGTGATTTTGGGGCAATAAAATCTGATTCTATTCCAGGATTTCATGATACCTTATTATCAGATTCTGATGAAATAGGTCAAACTGGACCAGGAATAGGAGAATTACCTGATAATGATTTTATATATTTACCACCAGATCCACAAGAATCGTATATGAGTTCCAAAACATTTGATCCAAGAGCGGCTGTTATATTTGCAGATTCACGAATTAAAACAGATATACCAGTTATATTTAAACCATCATATTATGATGTTGATGTATTAAAAAATAGACCATCGGCATATTATGAAACGTCAGAATGTGATGGAAATCGTTTAATAAGTGGTTCATTTGTAAAACAATTTTATAATTCAAAAACAAATACGATGACATATTATTATCGTGACAGTTTGACAAATCGATGGATTATATCAACTGAATCAATGGAAGGTATGCAAGGGGAGCCAATGAATTTAGGAAATATGTGTCATCCACTAAATGAAACAGGATCAGGTGTTGTATTTAGATGGATTCTGTTTAGAGGAACATGTTTGATTTAATTTAAAGAAATTTTGTCGATCATTGGTTTCATTGGATATAATTACCTGTTACGTAGCAAGTGCTTAGCGCAAGGAATTATATTATGGAATCAAAAGATAATTCATTTGAAAAAACAAAACTTCCAGTATTATCATATTCAAAAATATCATCATTCAAACGTTGTGCAAAATGTTATAAATTAGGATATATTGATAAATTACCAAAGAAAGATAAACCATATACATTATTTGGAAATTTTTGCCATTATATATTACAACGTTTTCATGAGCATTATTTAAATCCAAATGAATTACCAACGGTAGATTATAATGAGATTATGACAAAATGTTTTAAGGAATCTATTGAAAAATATAATCCAAAATTAACGAAAGATCAGGTAGATGAAGCATTTGGAATGATGAAATTATATTTGAATCAAATAAAAGATTTGAAAAAAGATGAAAAATTTCCAAATGTTATAGCTGTTGAAAAGAAAATTTGGCATCAAATTAATGATTTTGTTTATTATGGTTTTATTGATCGTCTTCAAAAAGATGAAGATGGATTATTTCATATAATAGATTATAAAACAACAAAAGATAAAAAGTATTTGAAAGATCCAGCTCAAATACTTTTATATGGATATTTTATTTTGCAAGAAAATCCAGATATTAAAAAAGTACGAACATCATATATTTTGCTTAAACATAAGATGGCGTATATGACACATGAGCATGATGTATCGGAGCTTATCGCAGCCAAGGACAAATTTGTCGAGCAATGGGAAGAATTGAAGAATGAAAAGTTGTTCCGAGCAACACCAAGGTTTGATAGCTGCACAATTTGTGATTTTGCTGAAGTGTGTGATGAAGGAAAGTCAATTTTGCAGCGTAAAAAAGGGTATTTCGGCGAAGAGAGTAGTTGGTAATTAGAAATAACTCACATATATTTATCATGTGAGATGGAGAAAGATTATGAGCATTACACTTCAAGAAAATGTTGAACCATGTCGAGATCGATTTATTGTTTCTTTTGATAAAGAGCAAGTAACTGTTGAAATTGATAAGATTGTAAAAAAAGTTATTAAAGATAATAAGATTAAAGGATTTAGAAAAGGCAAGGCGAAGCCAGAAATTGTTAAGAGTCTAGCAAAAGAAACAATTCTTAATGAAGCTCAACAAGTTCTATTTCATCAAGCTTATGAAGAAGTATTACGTGAAACTAAATATAAACCATTTGGTTCACCTGAATTAAAGAAGATTGAAACGACATATAGTAAGTTTGAAGTAGATTTTTCATTGGCATATAATCCAATTTTTGATTTAGTTAAATATAAGGATTTTGATCTTCATGAACCAACCAATTTACCTTCTAAAGATGAAATAACAGAAGCATCTATTAAAGAAGCTTGTAAATCTAAACCAACTTTGACTGCATATACTGAAAATGATTGTGTTGAAAATGGAGATGTAATTATTGTTAATTATAGTTCAACAATTGATGGTGAAAAGTTCGATAAAAGTGATGCTAGTCATTTGACAATTGAGCTTGGTTCTGGTAAATTTAATGCAGATTTTGAAACCAATGTACTTGGTATGAAAGCTGGAGAAACACGTGAATTCGATGTAACTTTCCCAGCTGATGTACGTAACAATACAATTGCAGGAAAAACAATTCATTTTGTTGTAAATGTTGTTGCAGGTGTTAAACGAATTCCATCAGAGTTCAATGAAGAACTCGCTAAACAATTTAATTGTGATAGTTTAGATGCATTGAGAGAACAAATTAATAAATTTGTTGATGAAAAAATTGTTTCAGCGCGTCAAAAACATATATTTGGAGATATTTACAATTTATTGTTGGAGAATAATACAATTGATGTACCTGTTTGGATGCAAGAACAAAGTGCTAAATACATGAGTTCTGTTGATGGTTTCAAATGGGAAGAAAATAGTGATCAAGTAAAAGAAGCTTATATGAAAAAAGGTCTTAACACTTTGAAGATGACTTTGATCATGAATAAGATTCGAGAAATTGAATTAGAAACAGTATTATCTTATAAAGAGCTTAATAAAGTAATGATTAATAATCTTTCGATGTTTCCAGAAGAAACTAGAAAGATTTTGCTAGATGAAAAAGATCCGCATCATACGCAACGCATGTCTCAAATTTATTCTGAAATTCAAGATGAATTTGTATTTACTTGGATTATGAATAATTCAAATGTCAGTTCGGAACACAAAACTGATAGCACAGAAACGGTATAGGTATAAATAAAATGGGACGACCAAAGAAAAATCGTGATGACAGCGCATTTCCAGCAAAACTTGCCAAGGTTCTTGGTGAAGAATGGATGAGGGAATGCGATTCAGCTGATATCAATGATCTTAAAAAGAAGATTATTGATGCTGAAAAATCTGTTGGAGAACAAGAATCTTTGCGTAAAGCTGATGAAAAATTAAAAGATGCCAAAGAAAATGTAAAAGCATTGGGAAGTGGTTATAAAGATTCCATTTTATATCAAAAAGCAAAGATTAAATATGCATTGATGACGATGGAAAGTCGTGGAATGCTATCTGGAAATGATGATAATTTTAAGGATTCTTGATTAAAAAAACCATATTAAAAGCTAGTAGCTGTAACTGTTCTGGTGGTACTAAATTAAGTATTGCGTTTCCTATTGGTATAACAAAAGAGTTTATCAAGTCTTGTAAAAATGCAGGATTTATAGACCAAGAGCAATATACACAAGCTGGTTTGTTATATCTTAGAAAAGGGACAGTTACAGTTTCTGGCGCTATCTGTCTTAAAAACGCTTCGATTTTTTGTTCGGGTTTACCTGCTAAACAATGTGAACAAGAGATTGATGATGTTCTTCAACTCCTCGAAACAATTCTCAATTCACAATCTTAATTAAGGTGATGATATGGATTATGTATCTTTACATAATTATTCTTGTTTTTCAATTATGCGCGCAATTAACAAACCTGATGAATTGGTTCAAGCAGCCGCTGAACTCAAAATGTCAGCTATTGGTATAACTGATTATAATACCCTTTCAGGGATTGATATCGCTTATAAAGCTGCAAAGAAAACTAAACTGATTGTTGGTTGTGAATTGAATTTTACAGATGATAGGCAATCTATTATTGATTTTAATAATGGAACAATAAAAGATAAACCTATTGTTAACTTAAGGAAAATTGTATTAATTGCTAAAAATGGAATTGGATATAAGAATTTATTAAATATTAATTTTGAAGCAGAAAAATGCAAATTAGATAGATTATCTAAAGTTGATAAAAAGGCTACTATTGATTGGAAAGTTCTTGAAACCTATAAAGAAGGTTTAATTTGTTTATCTGGGGGTTCAACAGGTATTGTAAATAAACATATATCTGATTGTGAACATGCATTAGCTGAACAAGAAGCTATTAAATTTCATAATATGTTTGGAGATGATTTTGTATTAGAGCTGCAACCAAACAATATTATTAATGAAGGTTTTGATCAAATTGCAGTTAATCAAGGTTTATATAGGTTAAGTAAAAAATTAAATATTCATTGTGTAGCTGCCTGCGGAGCATTATATACAAATCCAGAAAAATCTATTACAAATCATTTAGTATCATGTATTAAGAATCATAGGCCATTTCGAACAAGATTTGCACAAAGATATATTCCAAATCAATATTTACATAATGGAGATGAGATTGTAAAATTCTTTGCTAGAAATTATGGTAAAGAATTTGCTGAACAATTATGTAATAATTCTATTGAATTGGCTAATAAATGTGAAGAACCCAAATGGGTTAATCCATTATATATTACTGGAAAGACGCATTTATTACCAACGTTTCCAGTTAAAAAAGCGCGAGAATATGACAATTTTATTAAATGGCAAGAAAATAATGAAGCAATTAAAGATGTGCAATATGAAGATCAAAAATATATGCGATATCTTTGTGAAAAGAGATTTCATATTTTACCACAAGATAATATAGAAGTTTATAAAGATAGGTACAAAGAAGAATTAGAAGTTTTTGAGAAAAAAGGTTTTAGTTCTTATATGTTAATTACCAGCGACTTTCTTAATTGGAGTCGTGATAATGGAGTGAGGATTGGACCTGGGCGGGGCTGCGCAGATAAAAATACATTAATTTTAACAACTAATGGTTATAAAAAAATTACTGATGTAAATATTGGAGAGAAAGTATTTACTCATACTGGAAACATAAAAACTGTAACAAATAAATTTGAATTTGATGTTGATAAAGATGAAGATTGTTTAGAAATACAAACGGAATATTCTTTTGGTAATTCTATTTTCACAAAAAATCATAAGCTTTTTGGGTGTAAACATAAAATTACTGATTTATATTACAATAAAGTAATAAAAGAAGGTAAAATAAGTTATAGTAAAAGAAAAAAATATGAAAACCCAAATCTAATAGAAGAAATAGAATGTCAGAATTTAGAAGTAAATGATTGGCTTTATATGCCATTTGTTAAAAGAGAAAATATTATTGAAAATTATTTATTAGACTTTAATATTAGAATTGGCAAACATACAAGTACAATTAAAATAGATGACGATTTTTATTATTTTTTGGGTAGATGGGTTGGCGACGGATGGATTTGTTATCCAGTTGAAAATCGTAACATTTATACAATTGGTTTGGCATTTAATTCAAATGATAAAAAATCTATAAATTGGTTTGTTGAATATTTTAAAAAATATAAATTAAATCCTTGTGTAAAAAAAGAGAAAAAGAAAAATGAAATAATAATAACTATTTATAACAAATCATTTGTTGAAAAAATGATTGAATTATTTCCAAATTATCGAAAAAAAGCAAATACAAAATCTTATCCAGATTTTTTTAGAAATTTAACAGAAAATCAGTTAAGACTTATATTAAAAGGTCATTTAGATTCTGATGGTCATGTTAGTAGAAATCATAAGTGTATTACTTCAAATAGATGTTGTATAGATACTGTTAGTTTAACATTAGCATTTAATGTTAGGGAGTTGTTATTATATTTAGGGGTTCCAAGTTCAATTGTAGTTCGTAAACCATTTAAAAGGGGAAAATATAATTGTCAACAATCATATAAGATTAAATTCAATAAATTAAAATTAGAACAACAAATACCAAGTGGTTTTTATACTAAAATAACATCAATCAAAAATAAAAAACTTGATAAAGTTTATGATATTACAGTAGAAGACCATCACTCTTATTTGACACAAAATTATGCATCACATAATAGTTGTGGAGGAAGTTTAGTTGCGCATTTATTAAATATTCACCAAGCAGATCCTATTAAATATGGATTGATTTTCCCACGATTTATTAATATAGACAGAGTTGAATTACCTGATCTTGATCTTGATATTGCTTCTACAGGACGTGATAAATTACTAAATTATGTTGCAAGTGTATATGGCGAAAGCAATGTAGCGCATGTTTCTAACTTTGTTTGTTTTACTCCAAAAAATGCTTTAACAGATGTTGTGACAGCTTTAGAATTTGGTGGATCTAGAGCAGAAGCATTTAAAATTGCTAAAAATATTACTGATACTATGTCTGAAAAGACTACGACAATAGAAGGTGCGGCCGAAGACTCACCATTTTTACAAGAATTTTTAGAACAGAATCCACAAATAAAAGAATATGTAAATGGTATTATTGGTCTTCCTCGAAGTTATTCTACACATGCTGCTGGAGTAATTGTATCAAGCGATCCATTATTAGGACTTGTACCATTACGTATTGATGAATATGGAAATGTATGTTTAGAATATGAAAAAGTTAGAGCAGAAGCTAATGGATTAGTTAAAATTGACTTTTTAGGACTTGAAACATTAAATATTATTGATGTTACAAATGAAATTATTAATGAATTAAAATTGCCACCAGCACAAGACCCACCAGATTATTCTGTATATGATGAAAAAGTATATAATTTGATTTCATCAGGTGATACATTTGGAGTATTTCAATTTGGAACAAGTGGTGGAACAATTGATTTATGTAAAAAGATTGAGCCACATTCATTAGAAGATTTAGCAGCAATTACAGCACTTGCACGACCTGGCGTACCACAAGAAGTGAAGAAGTCATATATTGAGCGTAGATTTGGTAGGGAGGAAATTGAAATTCCTCATCCTAATTTTGAAAAAGCAGTTAAAGCAACAATGGGATTGCCTATCTTTGAAGAATGCTTTTTATTTTTAGCACATCATTTTTGTGGATGGAATTTACAACGTTCTGATAAAATGCGTAAAATTTCAAAATTAAAAGCTAAAGGTAAACATCTTTTAATAGAATTAGAAGAAGGTTTTATTAAAGGTGCAATTGAATGTTCAAATGTAGATGAAGAATTTGCTAAAAACATTTGGGATGAATGGGTAATTCCTTTATCAGGATATGCATTTAATAAATCCCATTCTATATTATATTCTATGACATCATTGCATACGGCATATTTGAAAGCATATTATTTTGCCCCGTTTATGGTGGCGAGTTTAATTTCTAAAGGAAAAAATAATTCACCAAAAGCAAAAGGTGAAATTAATAAATTCAGACAAGAGTTGCGTACAAAGGGTGTGAATATATACCCACCAAATGTTAATATCTCCAGTTCAAATTATAAATTAGCATCAACAACAAAACTATTAACAGGTTTTGCTGCTCTTAAAGGGGTTAAAGAAAATGCTGCACAAGAAATTGTAAACAAGAGACCATTTAAAGATTTTGGAGATTTCTTATTACGTCTTGATACAAAATTAGTTCATTCACCTGTAATAGATGCATTAGCGGCTGTAGGAGCACTTGATAGTTTTGGAATATCGCGTAAATCAATGATTATATATGGATCAGATTTACGTAAAAAGATTATAGCATATAACAATAGAAATACAGGAACTCCATTTGAATATGAATTACCAAAAGAAGAATGGACAAATGGAGAATTAAGAGCATTAGAAATGAATTATTTAGGAGAGTCATTTGCAGGAACAAAGAGAGATTCATATCCATCATTGTTTACGAACAAAGGTGTAAAAGCTATTAAAGATATTGCTAATTTACCTGATAAAGAACCTGCTGTAGTTGAGTTGGAAATAAAGAATATATTTACATTTAGAGTTAAGAATAAAGAAAGTAAGATATTTAATGAAGAATGTTGTAGAATTGTTGGTGAAGATATTGGATGCAATCAGATTGCTTTAGTAATGTTTCCCCAAGCTTTTATGCAATTTAAAGAGCAATATTATAGGGAGTTTGGTGAAAAGGCTAAAATTGATAAAGGGTTTGGAATAAGAGCAAATACCTCCGTAAATAGATTTCAAGGTGAAGTTTCTTTGGTTGTAAATGAAGTGTATATGATTGCGAAGCCTGTTGGAATGCCAACTGATAAAGAAAAGAAAACTGTTAAAATATATTCTAAAGTATCCAGAAAGAAAATGATAAAGAAAACGGCAGAAGATGTGACAGATGATATTCTTTCTATATTAGGTAAATGAAACTTTTGATATATATTATTTAAAGCCTTATTAAAAATAAGGTATTAATATATATTAAAGGTAATTATGAAATGTCAAAGTTGTGGTTGTGATGTTCCTCCTGCGTTTGTTCACGCGATAAAACAAAATATATGTGCTGGTTGTGGTGGCTCAATTATGGACGAATCGTCTGTAGAATTGATGAGTGGGCTAGCAACTGCTATGGAAAAAATGGAATATGACCCACAAGGAATAGCGGGTTGGTTATTATCAAATTATCGATTAGAAAAAGTTGGAGATGGAGAGCCGACTGGTTTTCATAAGATTCGAACAATTTCTTCTAAGGGAGTTGTTGAAGATTATTCAACTGATAAAGTTAAAAAGCTTGAAAGTTTTTTTCAACGAGCAAATGCGCCAATGGATGTAGTTGGAGCTAAGAAAGAAGATTTAAAAAAGAAATATCAAAAAGCACAAGAAGAAAATGAAATAATTGAAGATGAAGATGATGAAGGTTTTAGTCAAGAAGAAGAAGGGGATGAAACTTCATCTTTTGATAATAATGATAGTGGCATATTAACAGAAGAAATGGTGGAACAAATTCAAAGAAAAGCGGGAAACAAACGTGTAAAAACTCCATTAATGCCGGAAGAATATGCTGATTTAAATGATGCAGATCCACAAGTTCGAGCTTATAAACAAAAGCAATTAGATAAAATTAGACAAGCTCGTGAAAATGTAACATCTGGTGTACGAACAAATATAAATGGTTTTAGTCGAGGATAAATCACTCATGAAAATCATTGATAATAAATTTGTTGATATGACAGATTCTGAATATGCAGAGTATGAAAAAATTTGTCAAGCATATGAAAAACCTAATTGTCGAGGTGAGGAAGTTTTTCGAGATAGATTTGTTGTAGATGATAATGGTCGAATTGTTTATTTACGAGCATTAGGAAATAGACAAATTAGTTATGAGGCATTATTTTTTCTTATGAATTTAATGCAAAATCAACATTTACGAGAAATGTATAAACAAATATTGATTTTATCAGAAAAAGTAAATGAAAAAATTTCAATATTAAATGAAAAAGAAAAGATGTTAGATAAGGCATTATCCATGTCGAAATCTGTCGAGTAAACCTTTAGACAAAGATAATATAAGCTATGAATGACAATCAAGATAATGACAGCTCAAATGTCAATATGATTGATCTTTTGTTAAATATTACAAAAGACGGTATTGACATGGCTAAATTGCGAAAAGATGAAGATGAATTAAACAGCATTAATAAAGAATTTCCAGAAGACGGATTGATTAACATTGCCAATGCAGAACGTTTGGCGGGTCTTTCGATGCGTGGAATTACTATATGTGATTACTGGATTCCGATATTGATGGTTATATTAGGTTCACTTAATTCGCTTAGAAATAAAGCTAAGAATGAAGCATATGTAAATGCAAAAGCTCCTAATGGGGATCGTGTGACGGCGGATTTGAGAAAACATATGTCTGAAATTGATCCTGAATATAATCAATTAAGTTTACAATATGAGCGAATAAAAAGCATTATTAAGCATTTTGAAGATAAACGAGATGCTTTTAAAACATTTCACTTCTTTATGAAGGACCAGCAAAAAGCATATGGCTATTTGCCTGGACGACATATTACTGGTGAAGGTGAGAATGCTATAAAGCAAAAGAAAAATATTTTCACTTCTCATAATGTTGGCGAAGAAGATTTTTAAACAATTAGTAAAGAAAGAATAATAATGGATACTGACAATATAAATAATGCCGTGTTTTCAGGAACTGGGAATGTTGAAAGAAAAAAATATGACCCTCTCTATGAGATAGTTGCTTACGATGGAGAAGAGACGGTTATATATATTGGTAGACTCTTTGGATTTGACAAGATGCCTAACCTTGTGACTATCAAAGGTGTGGAATATACCGTGCCAAAGAAAAAGGGACAAGCCAAGTTGACGAGTGAGAGTGCACGAAAACTACTTGAAACTGCTCCTTCAGTAGAAGATGTGTATTCAATTTTTTCACTTGGACGCATTAGAAAAATTGCTTAATAATTAGTATAACTAAAAACAACAAAACGCAAATAAAAAAGCAGGAGAAATCAAAATGGCATTTATAGCATACGGCGAAACTGATTGGGACGAAGGTTCTTCTAAAAAAACCAGTTATTTCAAGCTAAATAAAGATAAAGAAAACACATTACGTGCAATTACTAAATGCTTTAAATATGGCATACATCAAGTAAAATTCCCAGATGATCCAAATCCAAAGCCAAGTATGGCAGGATGGCGCATTCGTTGTGCTGGCAAAGACAATGATTGTATTCTTTGTAAGCTTGCAAAAGCTCAGAAAGAAAACAAAGAAATTGAAATTCCAGCAGAAATTCCAGCTGAACTATTTGAACCTCTTGAAGTTAAGGGATTTAAAGGACGTTGGATGATTGGCATTCTTTCGAAAGACGAGAATCCTCATGCGGTGCACACACTTGATATTGGTGGTGGAATTAGAACACGTCTAAAGGAATTGAATGCAAATAAAAAGTGGGGAGACCCACGAAATTATGATATCACTATTAGTGTTAATGAAGATGCAGAGCCTCAAAATTATTATAGCGTAGATGGCGATCCAACAGGAATTGGACAGTTATCTGAAGATGATACAAAAATTGTTGAGACATTTGATATTGAAGCATTGCGACAAAAAGTTCAACCAGTAACCAACAAAGAAATTGTTGATATGATTGGGCTTTATCGTAAGTCTATCGATAAAATCATTGCCAAAGCAAAAGAGGTTGCTGCCGCAAAAGAAGCTGCGAAGAAGGGTAAAGATGTTGTTGATAAAAAGACTTCAGCCAAAACCAAAGCAGTTGAAACTGAAGAGTTTAAGAGTTCAGACGTGGATGATGATTTAACTTTCAAATCCAGTCAAGAAACTTGATCTCTATATAAATTAATTATAGTTCTTATTCTTGCCCCTGATATGATATATAAATCATATTGGGGGCTTTGTTTTTAAGGCTATTTATGCGTAAACCAAAATCAAAATTAATAAATAATCCAATTGTAATTGACGATCAAATTCATGTTTGTGTAGGATTTGATGTAAGTTCTGAAACAGTTGGTTATAGCATATTCTATATTCAAAACAATAAAATAATTAAATTAGAATATGAATATTATAAACCAGAAGATAAAAAAATCGATGAATTGAATAGTATATACAAACTATATGGATTTATATGTAAATTGTTATTATCAATTAAACGAGATGCTGAATTATATTGTAATGACAATAATTTAAAAGATCCTATTATACATGTGTATGTAGAAAACTATTTATTGTTTATGAAAGGGCATTCTACAGCTAAAACAATAACAACATTAAGTGTATATAATAGAACAGTATGTTTAGCTATTTTTAATGCTTTAGCAATTGTTCCAATGTTATTACCAGTGATAACTATACGAAGTGTTTTGAAAAAAATGTCGGATAGTGTTGATCGTATAGATAAAGAACATGTACCAGATGCTATTGAATTGATTATTAATAAGTTTTGGGAAAATAAAAACAAATGGTTTTTTGAATGGGAATACAAACGAAATAATAAACCAAAAGTAGAATGTTTTGATATGGCAGATGGTATTGCAGCAGGGTTGGCTGGAATGTTTAAAACGAATTTGTTGAAAGTTGAACAATGAAAAAGCAAGACGCATACAAAGTTTTAGAAATTGCACAAACAGCTTCGCAAGATGAAATTAAAAAAGCGTTTAGAACTTTAGCAGCAAAATTACACCCCGATAAAAATCCAAATGATAAAGATGCAGAATCAAAATTTAAAGAAGTAAATACAGCATATCAAATATTAACTGGTGCAGCAAAAGCAGAAGAAGATTATACAAGTTTTGGACAAGATTATAATGGTGATATATTTAATAATTATTCAGTAAACAATATGTATGATGAATTTCTAAACAATTTTTACAAATCACATGTAGGTAAAAATGTTTATGAAACAAAATATAGAAGTAAAATTTCAATACAAAACATACATACAACTATTCAACTTACATTTGAAGAAAGCGTTTTTGGTGGGCATCGTAAATTATCAATCCCAATACAGGTATATTGTACTAAATGTGGTGGGGATGGATTTGAACATTCAGTAGGTAATAAATGTGAAAAATGTGATGGAAAAGGTTATTTTACAGATGTATTAACGAATGAAAATTATAGAAGAACAGCAAAAGTACAATGTATTGCTTGTAGTGGAACAGGTAAGAAACGCAATATATGTAAGGAATGTAATGGACATTGTTTTAAGAATCAAACAAATGAAATCAAATTGAAAATACCATCTATTGGAAGTGAAACGATTAAAATATCAGTAAACGGTAAAGGTAATAAATATACTGATTCAGTATGTAGTAATGTAATTATAACTTTAATACCAACTATAAGACGTGACAAATTTAAGATTGATAAGTTTGATGTTTTTTCAACTGAAGAGATTCCGTTGGATATATTAATGTATGGGGGCGAAATAGATGTCAAAGGTGTAGATGGTGAAATTGAAAAATTGCAAATTCCACCTGGTACAGAACCGAATTCTGAACTTCATATAAATCATAAAGGAGTTCGAAATATCAATTATTCAAATAATAGTGGAGCGCATATAGTTATCGTAAAAATGCGTTATCCACATTTAACAGAAGAGTTACGAGAAGCAATTCAAAAAGCATATAAACAACCAACAACGGAAGAAAATAATGGGAAGACCAAAGAAAGCAATGTCAACAGCAATAACTCCAACGACAACAACAACTGCAATAGTAACAATGAAGGAACCGAAACAACAAAGTGAAAAAATTAAAGCATCTGATAAAATTAAAACATCTGATGGTGGTTTAGATGCATTGATGGAGTTTGAAGAACAATTAGGAGATGATAGCACAGCATTTAAGCGAAGTAAAAAAGAATTAAATATCATTGAAATGCCATCTCCATTGTTCAATGATTTATGTGTTATTGGTGGATTACCACGAGGTAGAATTGTTCAATTTTTCGGGCCATTTGGTGGTGGTAAAACATTCTTAGCAATGTTAGCAGCTAAAGCTGCATTAGAAGCTGATCCTAATTGTATAGTTATTTGGTTTGATGCTGAGACATCTTTCAATTATGAATGGGCAGAGATTTTAGGAATTTGGTTCTCAAGTTTATGTACAAAAAATCCTATTACTGGAAAACTTATTGATAAAAACCGATTGCGAGTTTATTCAATCAATGATGGTAAAGATATATTCCGTCGTATATCAGGTGAGAAATCTGTAAATGGATTTGGTAAAGAAACAAAGAAGCCTGGATTACTTGATATGATTCAAGCGGGTACATTGAAATGTCCATTGATTGTATTAGATTCTATTGCTGCAATTATTCCAGCTGGTGAAGATACATCAGCAATTGGAAAACAGAATATGGCTTTATTGCCAAGATTTTTACCGACAGAATTTAGAAGATTGACAGTTCCATTAGCAAAAGCAGATGTATGTTTATTATGTATTAATCAAGTAACAACAAATATTGGTGATACATGGGGTGATAAATTTACATTTTCTGGTGGAGAAAAATTAAAACACTGGTTAAGTTTAAATATATTTATTGACAAAATTGGTTCAAAAGAAGCTAAAATACTTACTGAAAAAGGCAATGCAGAAACATCAATTGGACAAGAGATTAAATTTGTTGTAAAGAAAAGTAAGTATGGTCCATATCCAAGAAGTTGTTCATCTAGAATTTGTTTTAAGACTGGTATAGAGCATACTGGTAAAATATATGACCAAATTGGAGTTGTTGATAAAGAATATGAATGGATTGAATTAGCCAAACATTATGAGGTAATCACTGGTGGAGGTGCTTGGCTAAATTTTAATGAAGATAAATATAATGGTGCTGAAAAATTAGCAGAAGCAATTCGAGCTGATGAAACTATTTTAGATAAAATAAAAGCTAAAATTATGGCAGTTAAAAATGCTGGAGTAATTAATAATATGCATATTGAAGATGAAGATCAAATAATGGCTTCGTTGGAAGATTTTGAAAAACAATATGAAGATAATGAAGAAGATTCTAAAGAAGGTGAATGAAAAATGTTATTACAATGTACAAATAAAGGTTGTAGACAATTAGCTGATGTTTTATTAGATCCTGATACAAATGAAGTTATATGTGTGTTATGTGGAAAGCCAATTGCAAATATAACTGATTTTGTTAAAAGGAATTTGCGGGCAACCAAGCAGTTCATTAAAAGGAATACAGGTAGCAATTTCAATATCAAATGTGCTGCATGTGGACGAACTGTTTGTCCAAAGCTTGAAAAAGATAACAAGCTTTATTGTTCTCAATGTAGCGCTGAGATAAAGTTATCGAAGGCGTTTGAAAATGTATTCAGAGAGTCTCTCAAAAAATCCAAGCAATAAACGAAGTTTAAAAGAAGAAATAGCATTTCAAAAACTTCGTTATAAATACCTATCAGCAATAATTCAAGTAGCAAATCAGTGGTTGTATTCTAAAAAGGAAGCAGCCACTGGACTTGAATATATTTCCAATAGAGTTCCATTAGAATTTCATAAAGATTTTAAATTTGGATATTTTCCATCTAACATGTCATTAATATATGATTTTATGGATGATTTGGTAAAAGTATTACCTCAAGAAAATCCTAAAAATATATTGGAAATGACAGGAGTTGTTGAATTCAAAAAGTATAAACCAAAATTGTTTTATTATAACAATCCTTTATTGTTTCCATATTATAATGCATATAATGAACCAATATCAATTGTTGGTCGAACATTGCATTCTGAAAAGGATATGAAAGAATTAAATATTGTAAAATATAAAAATTTACCATTCCATAGAAATTTTCATTTATATGGTTTAAATCTTACAAGAAATAATATTATACAAAAAGATTATGTTATTATAATTGAAGGTCAAGTAGATATGATATCTAGTTATGTAGCTGGAATAGATAATTGTGTAGCTTTATGTGGAAGTAAAGTTGGATTAAATCATATATTGTTATTAAAACGTTTTACAAAAAATTTCTGGATGTTTTTAGATAATGATGAAGCTGGTGAAAAGGGTTGGAAAGATATCCAAACAAAATCATCAAAATATGATATAAATGTTAATAGAATAATTTATCCAGATCAATATAAAGATCCTGATCAATTTGTGAAAAGTCCAGAATTTTCATTACGAAAATTGTTAAAACAAGCAAAATAATCTCTTTCTATCAATTCAATAATCTCCTTTAATATTCCTTAAAATATTTGAATTTCTAAATTAATTAGAAATTGATATATAGTTATGTGTATATTTTTTAATCTAGGAGATTAATGGCTGATAGAACACGTAATCGAAGTGATGGATATCAAAATATAATTATGGAAATTGCAGTATCACCATTTATATTAGGTGATCTTTCATCGGCGCAAGGGATGACATATCGATTGCAGCCATATGAAGAAAATGAATTATTATTAAATTTGAGGGAAGAATTAAAGGTAAGATTTTGGCAAATTGTTAATTCTGGTTTAACAGAACGGCAGCGACAGGTCATAAAATTATCTATAGATGGTTATACACAAAATGAAATAGCCAAACAATTAGGTATTAATCAAACAAGTGTTCATAAAGTAATACGTGGTAATATTGATTATAAGAATGGTAAAAAGCGATATGGAGGGGCGCTTAAAAAGATTCATAAACTATGTTTGGTAGATAAAGAAATTCAAAGAATCCTAGATGAAATAAAAGATTTATATGATTGTTTGGAATTATAATCATATTCAAGTTTGCACATTTAAATAAATCCATTATTATATGGTAATGAAATAACATATTTTTAGACTAATTCCTTTAAGAGGGCTATGGATAAATTTAAAATAGATGTAAATGAGCTAGAGAAACAACTCTGCGCACCGAAAATGATGAAACTTGCTGATGTACAAGATCAAGTACGCAAGGTAGCCTTCGATGTTGTTACGTTTAGAAATACTCCAGAGACATTATGGAAGATAGTTCCAGGTGAAGATGGAGATTACATCGTCGCAGATTATCAAGTAGCAGATATGCAAGTAACAGGAAACGCTGAACATGTTAAAACGGCATGGACAGTTGAGATAGATAGAATGGTCAAAACTGCTACTATCTTTTATAAAAACACTCCTATAACAAATCTAAATTTAGTTACTGCAAAAATTGAAGACCCAGAAGATTTCAAACGAAGAGTTCCTGGTATGTTGCAGAAAAACGCAAAGTTAGTAACAAATATGATAAATGGTTTGGAAGATACTTACAAGCGTCAAATATTAAACCTATACCCTGAGCTTCAATAACGGTGAATAATGAGTATTAATCCTTATGAAGTGCTTAAAAAAATGACCGATACAGCTGCGAAGATAGCTGACAATGAGAAGTTCGCGGTAGCACCTATTTGTATGAAATTAAAACAAGCAGCATATAATCATCCTAATGATCAAACAATTAGAATGATGCATAATGTTCTTACCAAGATGGAAACAAATGGCAAGATATTAATTTCTCGTGCAGAAATGAGAGATTTGTATAATAATTTTGCTTATGCAAATAATAAAGCTGCTGATTATTGTGCTGAAGAATTGAAATTAGCTCCATTACCTTCTGCTAAAATTATGAGTTATTCTGAAGATGCTAATGTTGACATTGTTGCAAATGCAATGAAAGATGCAACTGATTCAGCAATGTATAATGCATTATCTCAAATTTGGGGAGAAGATGGTAAATTAAATAAAAAAGCATCTTATGATTATTATAGTCCAGAAGTTGCTAAGAAAGCTGAACAAGTAACATCTATAATATTAGCTAGTTTAGGAGCAGAACCAAATAGTGTAAAACGTTATGCTGGTTCTGAAAATTATATATTATGTGACGCATCTTATCAAACTCCTATTGGAGAAGCACATGTAGTTGTTCCTGTTGAAATTTCTAAATCAGGCGCTTTATTACCAAATGTATTTGTTACAAAACATGGTTTTGCAGATTTAACAAATGAAAGCATTCGAACACATATTCGAGAAACAGCTGGTCATAGTCTTCAAATTGATGCAAGTCATTTATTAGAAGCTCTTTCAAGTGTTAAAAAATTAAGTTCTCTTAACGAAATAGAATTACAATTAAAAACAGCACAATCATCTTATGAACGCGAATTAGGTGTTATGAAGATGGCGTCGGCCGCTGCTAATAAAGATACTTATGTAGCAGATGGTATATATTTATCTGGTATTGATCCTGAAGATAAAGCTCCAATAGCATTAGCAAGTGATCAACAAAAAGAAGTATATGCAGCTGTTTTAGAAACTCCAAAAGGAATGGCCGAACAATTATTTGGTCATACAACTGTACATAATGGACAAGCTATTATTGTGAATAAATTTGCTTCATTAGGTTATAAATCTAAAGTTGCATTAGCATCTCATGATGATGATTCTATTACTTATGCAGCTCGTATAGATACTCATAAAGGACCTCTTGGATTTGAAGTTTTAGTAGACGTAAAAAATAATAAATTACATTTACCAGAAATTATAGCCGCTCAAGATAAAGTTTATGAATTTAATTCGAATGGCATACAACAAGCAATTGCACATAATAAATCTGATATAAATATGGTTGCTAAAGTATCGCCAATGTATGAATTAAAAGCAAGTGAAGTATTAGAAAGAATGCGTGTTGCTGCTGATCAAAAAGATTATAAAACAGCTGAAGATGCTTTAAATGTATTGGCTGTAAATGGTCCAAAAGAAATATATGCATTAGCAGTAAATGAATATACTCAAAGTTTATCTGGTAAATTATTAAAACAAGCAGCTCCAAAACATAAATGTTCGCGTATTGTAAAGAGTGCTAATCATTCTTGTGAATTGTGTGGACATTTGAATATGCCTCTTGATAAAGTTTATCAAGATGAATTTGGTCATTGTAGACCTTTATATCGTAAAGCAATGGAAGAAACATATGAAGGTGTGCTTTTCAACACTAGCAAAATATTTATGTAAACAGAGGATTTATGGTTGATAAAAATACGAAAGAGTTAAATGATGAATGCCATAAAGTTGCTTATGAGGTGTTAAAAAGCACAGCACAATGGTTAGAGAATCCTGATAATGAAATTTATTCTTTATTAGAAGAAGATAGTCCATCTGTGGATGTTGCTGCAAAAGCTTGTGTGGCCGCTGCTTATATTTTAAAAAAAGCTTGTTTAGATATTCAACTTGTATCTGGAATTAAAGAAACGAAAAATGATATATCGTCAGCTTTGGATAAAATTCAATCATTAGCAAATGAATTTGACAATTCAAATGATATAACATTAATGAAAAAAGCAGCTGTACTTGATGAGATATTATTAACAATTGCTGCCGATATGGAAGCTCAATCAAATTTCAAAAAGCAAATGCAATTGAAAGTTGAGCAAATTAAAAAGAATAATTCCAAATTGAACAATGCAATTATTTCAGAAGCAACTGAAGAAGATAAAAAAGAAAAAGCAACTCAATATAAAGTATATGAAGAGAATGAAGCTTCTTTATCTACTAGATACTGTCCAAAACATCCTGGTGTATTAACAATGCCAAAAGGTGATGGAAAAGTACAGTGTAGTTTAGATGGTGAAATTATTGATTATAAAGAAGGTTATACATCTGCTAAAGGAAATAAAGTTCCAGGTAGTTGTGTAGAAAATCAAACCAATTTAGATGCTCATATTTCTAATCCTCTTGTTTCTGAAAAAACCCGCGAATCAAACCGTTAAATCCAATCATACTAATCGTTTCATTAACTGCATAACTTGGTATAATATATACTATAGTAATGGAGGATGCGTTTTCTATTTAAATAGATTTGCAGAAAGATTATATGAACTTTTCTAAAATTATAAATCACCCAGATTTGCAACAGATTATAACAAAACTCACATCAGGTGAACCTGCTAGAGATGTTGCAGAATGGTTAAAAGAACGTTATCCATCTGATAAAGACAAACAAATATCATATAATACATTAAATGAATTTAGAAGAGAACAATTAAATATTCATGGAGCAGTATTAGATGATATACAGCATCAAATACAAAGAAGTGCGCAGGATGAAGAAAGAGAAGAATTAGCAAAAGAATTAACAAAAGAAGTTAAAAAGAACAAAACATATAAAGAAAAACTTAATGAAGTTGTAGATCAACAAATAGATTGGAGATATAAACTTCTTCAATTAATGAATGTTATTGAAACTCGTATTGAACAAATATTTGATAAAACTCAAGAAGACCCTAACAATTGGAAACCTGATTATGTATTAATTCAATGGATGGAAAAGCTATTACAAATGATTGAATTAACGCGTAAAGTAGAAGGCGTGCCTGATCAAACAATACAATATAATATTGCAGTCCAAACGATAGAAGAACATTCAGCTTTATTACAAGAAGCATTAAGACAAACACTTGCAGAAATTGATTTGGAAACATCATTGCTTTTAATGGAAAAAATATCAGACAATTTAACTAAATTGAAAATGTCAAAAGAACCAAATATAGCCAATGAAAGGACATTCAATAATATAACATCTAGTATAAACAAAATACATTCTGATGTTTTACCTGCTTTAACCATTAATAACGAAGGAAATAATGAGTAAACTAAATGAGTTTATGAAGAAAAAAGCACAAATAGCTATTAATGGCTCTCATATAACAGATGACTATAAAACATATGTAATTAAACAAGCTGAGTTATTAAGTAATTTAGGTATAGAAGATGAAATTACTTTAAGGAAATTGCACCATATATCTCAATTAGTTCCGGTTTTTGTACGACGAGCAACTAATATACATAGTCCAAAACTATATGCAAAAGTAATTGAATATGTTTTTAAAAATAAAGATGATATAGATAATGTAGATAAATTAAAAGGTATGATATTAGAAGCATTAGAAGAACAAAATAATATTGTAAAGAAATCTTATCCATTAGGTGATCAAGATGTTGAACCTATAATTAGCTATGATGTTGGTAAATGGATTAAGGCAAAAAACAATATAGATATAAAAACAAGATTATTTAAAAATACCATTAGTGCTAATATGATACAAAAAGAAGTTACCAAAGGATGGAGCGATATGGAGATAAATAAATTTAATGATTGGGTTCGTTTTTATGAACAAGGTGGACATTTAGTTTATAAAATGGCAGACGCACGAGCCTTATTTACAAATAATAATACATTTCCATTACAACACGTTCCAGGAATGAATAAAAATGAATTTGAAAATTCAGCAGTTGATTTAATGCATGAACATGCTGAAAAACGAAAACAAGAACGAGAAATATTACAAAAAATAAAAGGAAGTTTAGTAAGTAGAATATCTTCTGCTAAAAAAATTCTAGCAAGTGAATTAGGTCAAACATTGGTTGGTAATGAATATGAAAAACTATTGAAAACATTAATGCAAGTTGAAGAAACATTATTAACATTAAAAACTCCTAAATTAATGGCAGATGTATTAGCTCGTGCGGAATGTACATTAAAAAAGGATGGATATGCACACGCTGCATTTATGTTTAATAAAATAGCGCAAGATACTAGTTTGGATGGAGGCTCGCCTGATGGTGGAAATAAAGATGATTTAAAAAAAGCTATTATAGAAACATTGAATGATTCTTCAGCTTGGGATGAAAAATATAAATTACCATCAAATGATGAATTTAAAAAAGAAATTGAGAAAGAAAAATCTGAAGCTGAATCAGATGAAACAAATCCTATTAATACAGATACGCCTCCAACAGATTTAAATGCTCCACCACCACCTCCACCTGTAACTGCAAATTATAAATGGGCATTATATAAAACGGCCGAGTTGGATCGTTTAGAAAATATGGTTAATATAATTGGTGAAACTATTAAGTCAGTTAAATCAATACGAAAATTAGCTCAACAAATTCCTATTGGATCAACTTCTAATGCAACAAAATTTTTCACTGAAGATTCTCTTGATAAAGCTTTTGCAAATATAAAACTTAGCGATGTTATAAAAAGAATGCAAGCATTAGTGCGAGTATTCAAAAACCGTGAAATAGCACGACAATTAAGTATTATAGATCTTATGTTAGATAAATTAGGTATAGCAGGTTTATTCCCTCAATTAGCAGAAGCAACAAAATCTTCATTAGAATCGAATCAATATTCTGGAACTCGTGTAGAAGAAATATTATCTAAATTAATGTCAATGGCAGATGAAGGTGGCAATGTCAATCCACAATTAGGACAATCTATTAAACCTTCTTTGATTGATAATGAAATGCAAGAAGCATTGCAACAACCTGATATTATAACTCCTCAAAAAGTTAATAATCAACCTTCATTAAACCCAATGGTATCATCTCCTCCACAACCAACAGCATTGCCTAAACCACCATTAACACCTAATGCCATTCCAGGATTGTTATGAAATTAAAAGAACTTCTTTTTTTAATAGACAACACAGCTAAAGAAAATAAATTATCTAAACCTTATTTGGTAGGTGGTATTGTACGTGATGTTGCTATGAAACGTTTTAAAGAAGTGAAAGATGTTGATATTACATGTGGTGATGCAAATTCTGATAAATTAGGTCAAGCTGTATTAAGTAAAATATCAACAGCCACTTATACAAAATTTTCAGATGGACATGGTTGTTTGAATTTACAAGATATGAATGTTGATTTTAGTAACAATTTCAATATCATTAATATTAATGATGAGTTGTCTAAAATCGGCATCAATAAACCTAATTCAATGGAAAAAGAATTATATAGTAGAGATTTTTATATTAATACATTGTTAATGCCATTAGATTTAAGTAAGATATATGATTTAACTTCAAAAGGAATGTCAGATATATTGTCTAAAACAATTGATACTTGTTTAGAACCAAATATCACATTTTTATCTGATCCTAGAAGAGTGGCAAGAGTAATATATTTAGGAGCTAAATTGGAATTTACACCATCAAAACGTGTAATAGATTGGATAAGAAAAAATACTTTTATAGTAAGTAAGATAGATAAAAAATATGTTACAGATAAAATCACAAAAGCGATGAAAGTTAATTCTAAATACGCTTTTGAATTAATTGATATGTTAGGTATGAAACAATATATACCTAATAATGAAATATATAATGATTATGTAACAAGCAATCCAGAGATTTTATACAGGTCATTGAATGGTTAATATGGATAAGAAATTAGTTAAACTAGCAGTAATAAGAGATAATCAAGAGCATGTATGTCCGTTTGGATTACATATACCAACAGCATGTTTTAGAGCAGGTGATTGTACAAATCAAATGACGCCTGTATTACGAGTTGATCCTGATGGATATGACACATTAATAATTAAAGATAAAAACGTGTTATCTGAAATTGTAAAAGCAAATTTAGAGGTATTGATGTGGGGAGGAGAAGAACCTTCTAAATGTGTATATGCTAATAAATTATTTGATCAAAAAGATAAAGTAGAATGTAATTATGGAGATCAAGCGGCTGGAATAGGTCAAGCAGATTTATCTGGCAGCCCTTCATATACACAATATTTTTCATCTGGTTATGCATCTATACCATTAGGGTTTTATCCTTATGAAGAAAGAAAACCTATCCTTTAAATTGTTATATATAAGTAATGATGTTGTCATACAAATATAGAATCTACCCTAATGATATCCAACGCAAAGCATTAGACTCGACATTTGGGTTTTGTAGATCTCTATACAATTGTGCGCTCGAAGAGCGCATTTCTTATTATAAAAAATACGGTAAATCATTATCTTATAATTCTCAAAGTAAAGAATTATTAGAAATTAAAGAATGCTTCAGCGAAGCTGAAGCCGTTTATTCACAAACATTACAACAAACACTCAAGCAACTTGACGTTGCTTTTGTTAATTTTTTCAGAAGAGTAAAAAATTCCAAAGATAAACCTGGGTTCCCCAGGTTTAAAAATAAAGACCGATTTAGAAGTATTCTTTTCCCTCAATGTAACTTAATAAGTGGAGGTATAAAACTCCTCAAAAATAATAAAATCAAAATTTCCAAAATTCCTGGAGAAATTAAAACTATATGGCATCGTCCCTTTCAAGGACGATGCAAACAGGTTCGAATTGTTAAATCTATTGATAAATACTATATAATATTAACATGTGAAGATGTTCCAAAAGAACATCGAACACCAACAGGAAAAATTATTGGTATTGATTTGGGAATTGAAAATTTTATTACTATGGATGATGGAATACAATTCCATCATCCTAAACCATATAAAACAGCTAAAGAAAAATTAACTTATCTACAAAGATGCCGAGCTGCAAAACAGCGAGGCTCAAATAATGATAAAAAGATAAAAGTTCAAATTGCAAAACAATGTGAAAAAATTGCAAATATAAGAAAAGATTATCAACATAAAATTACAAAACAATTAATAAAAGAATATGATACAATTTATATTGAGAAACTTAATATAAAAGGAATGCTCGAAACCAAAGGTTTCGAGGTAAAGAATAGTAATATAACAGATGCAAGTTGGGGCAACTTTGTTGCCATATTAAAATATAAAGCTGAAAATGCTAATAGTTTAATAGTTGAAGTTAATCCAAGGAACACATCAAAGACGTGTTCCCATTGTGGTAAAATAAAAGAAACGCTGACATTGAAAGATCGAATATTTAAATGCGAAGCCTGTGGCTTCGAAATGGATAGAGATCAGAATGCAGCTATAAATATTAAACGGGCCGGAACGGCCCTTATGATGGCGGCAAAGCTGCTGTTTTAGAAGCCTCTTCCTTCAGAAAGAGATAGTTCACGAAACAATGGTTGGGATGAGTGGTTCATATGCAAGTAATGAATTAATAGAAGATAAAATAAAAAAGTAATTGAATAATTCAATATTATACTTAGATGTCTCTAAAAATTTACAATTGATGGTGTAATAATGGCAACAGATAATCTAGAACAATTAAATGGTCAACTTTTTGAAATTCCTTTACTTTCATTATTACAAGATAATGTAAAAGGAGTTGAAGATATTGTTGTTGAAGATGAAGATAATGATAAAACTGAAGATGATCATGAAGTTGAAATGCCCGAAGAAAATGATGAAGTAATATTTTCAATGCATTCTATTCCAGGCGCTCCAGAAGATATAGTGTTAGATGAAGAACCTGAAGAAGAAGTTGAAGAAGAACCAGAAGAAGATATTGAAGAAGAAATTGATGATTGGGGTTGGGAAAAATCTCATGGAACTTCTAAATTTATAAAATGGTTAAAAGGAATGATTGAAAAAGTTCCTAGTCACTCTGGAAGTGATACAACAGGTGTTGAACGAGCTATGGCGTATTTTGAAAGATTAAATACTGAAATTAGCCGTGCGATGCGTAAAGATTATAAAAATGAAATTGATGCAGCTAAAGCTGAAGAAGCAAGATCATTAATTGAAGATGGATTAAAACGTTTACGTGATAGATTAGAACGTTTACATGAAAAGAAATTTAAGAAAATAAAAAAGAAAGCGGATATAAAAAGTGTATTTGTAAAAACTGCTGCAACATCTTTTACAGGTGCTACAAGTGTAAATATTCCTTATTTTATAAGCATGATTGCTCGTATTTGTATAAATGCAACAGTGTCATCTGGAAAAGATATGAATGACATTTTTAATAAACAAATTGAAAAATACAAATTAGATAAACGAGAACAAGTTCAAATCATACAATTAATTAAAGATATGGGTTTTGCTGCTAATATTGATCGTATGAAATTTGATGAAGATGAAATTGATATTTCTAATAATGAAGGTGAACTTGCAGCTCAATATCCTGCATAAAGGTAATTATGATTAAAAATGGCTTTTATCATTTTGAAACAGTGCGACAATCAAGTTTGGCTTCAGAAGTTGAGGACTCGCTACAAAAACATTTACAAGAACAATATTTTTCTCCAAATTGTTCTAATTATTATATTGATCAAATTCGTACAGCTATTGACAATGCAGCATCTAAACAATGTGCAAATCAACAAGGTAATACTATAACCACTGTAAGTGAAATGGTTAATGATTTAATGAAGCGTACTGGATTAAAACAATATGCTGAAAAAGTTCAAGCTGAACACAATCCAAAACTTACAAGAAATAAAACAGCTGAACAAAATGATAATAATACAGTTGAAAGTTATGTGGATGTTCCAGAAATGCAACAAGCCGTTAAAACATATATAAAAAACAATGGTGCATTTCAATTCGCTCCTGTATTAAATGTATTAAAGAAAATTAAAGATGAATTAATTGCAAATCAAAACAATCCAAACGTAACTAAATTATCTAAAGAATTGATTAGTAAAGATTTAAAAGATGATAAACCTTTGTTAGAATTTATTAGTAAAGAATTTGCTCAAAGAATCAATCATGAAATGTCTAATACAGTTATGGATCTTGCTGGTGGAAATACTACAGGTGATGCCAGTGATAACAATTCATTAACTGACGCTGCTTGGAAACAAATATAATATATGTAAATATAAGTGGGTTATCATTAAATCATATAATTATTCAGTATAATATCATTATGGTAGATAAGTTTACTAATAGTGAAGATATTTTTGAAAAATTAAAAACAAATATTCTTAATATAGATCCGGTTGTATTTTGTGAAAGTCATCTAACATTGGATGGGGATAGATTTAAATTACGAGGAAATGGTTATAAGCCATTCGTAGATATTTATAGATACATTGGATTAAAATCTTTAGAAAAAACTTCAAAACCAATTATATTAGTTAAAGGAAGACAGGTTGGTGCAACAACGATGGGTGCCAATTTAGAAATGTATTGGATGGGCTGTGGTTTATTTGGAGTAAATGGACATCCACCAATTCGAATCATGCATTGTTTTCCACAATTAGATTTAGCAGCGGCATATTCTAAAACAAAATTAAATCCAGTTATTAACTCGGCAGTTATAGAAGGAAATGAAAAACCACAACCTGGTAAAAAGGTAAAAACATTTTTACAAACATTATTAAGTGGTGACGTGGAAAATTCTTTACAATATAAAGAGTTTCAACATGGCAATCATATATGGATAGAATCAACCGGTATAAATGGTGATAGAATTCGTGGACGAACTGTTGATGTTATGATTTATGATGAAGTTCAGGACATGCCAAAAGAAGCTTTGGCAAACGCAGCTAAAATTCTTTCACAAGCACAATATGGACCTCCTGGATATGGTGTTCAGATATTTATGGGAACGCCAAAAGGAAAAGATACGACATATTATGATATGTGGCAGAAATCAACTCAACAATATTTTCATTTGAATTGTGAATCATGTCATGAATATTTCCCATTATATAGTCCAGCGAGTGATGAATGGGAGAAGATATGGTTATATGAATTCTCTGTTCGTTGTACAAAATGTGGACACATTCAAGATAAACGTAAAGCAGCTGATCGTGGAAAATGGATTGGTAGAAAAGATGAAAGTGAATGTGATTATATAGGCTTTCATATTAATCAAATTTATATGCCTAATTTTACAAGAGAAAGAATTGTTAAAGAAAAACCTGGTATTAGTGCAATTAACACTGAACGAGCATGGAATAATGAAGTGTTGGGAGAATTTTATTCAGGTTCAGGTGTGACTATTACTTCAGATGAAATAAGAACAATGTGTGGTGATACGGAAAGAAAAATGCGTTCTAGAATTTTAGCAGCTGAACAAAAATTAGTTTATATGGGAGCTGACTGGGGTAAAAAAGTTGATATAGATACAATGAGTAAAGGTGATAAAAAGAGTCAATCAGGACAGTCTTATAGCACGATAGTTATTATATCTGTAGAAGGACCTGAATTAATTAATGTTCAATTTGCTACAAAATTAAAACGTAATGATTTTCAATATAAAATTGATGTAATTGATCAAGCATTTTTAAATTACAATGTAGTTCGAGCTGTTGGTGACATTGGTTATGCAGGTGATTTGACAGAAGTATTACAAAAGAAATATGGAGATAAATTTTTAGCAAGCGAAGCAGCTGGTGGTAAATTATTACAAAAAATGAAATTCAATGAAGATGTATTTCCACAAGTAATTAGTTTTGATAAGAATAAGCTCATTGAAGAAATGTTTAGTTTATTTAGAAAAGGATGTATTAGATTTCCATATGGTAGTTATGAACATATTGCTTGGCTAGTAAACCATTGTACAAGTATGGAAATAAAACCTTCTATGGATCGTTCTGGAAATATAAACATAACTTATGCAAAAGGCGGAACACCAAACGATGGTTTTATGGCATTAATTAATGCTTATTTAGCTTTTAAATTTGATATTAGCAACGGATTTAAAAATACAAAAATGTTACATAGTATTGACGATACTCGTTTTGAAAGTAAAAAGAATAATAACAATATTATGGCAATTGGTTTATCCTTACCTGGAATGAGAACATTTGCTTAATTTTTAAATTAATATGTGATATTACAGTATATCAGTTATATATATTAATTAAACGTAAATTAACTAAATTTATGTTGTATAAAAGGAATTATGGCAGATGACAATAAAACCCCTCAAATCACGTCTTTATTAGCAGCAAAAGCATTAAGTTCAGTACGAAAAAGTGAAATATCTAATCAAATTAAACGAGGAGAATTTACTGAAAGTAGAGCTGGACAAGAAGATACAAATAATAAACGAACTGGTTTGTCACAAGTTTCAGTAGCATCAGGTATATCTAAAAAAGCATTTGATGGAGTTGGTACAACAGGATTTGGGAGTAGTTGGCGTGGATCAGGTGGAACTGATCGTCAAGCTCCAGAAATGTATACTCCATTATTAATTACATCAAACACTTTATTACCTAGAGATAGAAATACAATGAATGCTTGGGCTAGAGCATTCTTTGCATTAAATCCAATTGTAAATAATGCTTTATCATTACACTCTACATATCCAATATCAAAATTAAATGTAAAATGTCCCAATAAGAAGGTTGAAAACTTTATGGGGGATATGATTTATGAAATAGAACTTTTAAATGTTTGTGCTCAAATAGCTCAAGAATTTTTTGTTATAGGAGAAGTCTTTCCGTATTTACAATTAGATGAACGTAAAATGCGGTGGAATAGAATTATAATACAAAACCCTGATTATATAAATGTAAAAAGAACTGTTATATCAGGTGAACCTCAAATTAGTTTACAACCTGATGCTGAACTTCGTAAAATTATTAATGGAACAGATGCAGATAGTGCTAAATTAAGAAGAACAATTCCACCTAATATTATTAGTTTTGTTAAAGCTGGTAAAAATATTCCTCTAGATAATTTTTATGTATCTCATTTAGCTCGTAAAGTAAGTCCTTATGATACTCGTGGAACAAGTTTAATTGCACCATGTTTTAAAGCTTTAATGTTGTGGGATAAATTACGAGAATGTAAATATGCACAAGCAGATAATATGATTAACCCAATTACATTGGTTAAGTTAGGTGGAAGTGCAGATTCTGAATATAAAATTAGTGCAGCGGATTTAGAATATTGGAAAGATTTACTTAGTCAATCTACATATGATAAAGATTTTAAAATAATCACACATGGAAGTGTTTCGATTGAAAAAATAAGTTCTAATGCTGTTATAGATATTAATCCAGATTTACAACAATTACTTAAAGAAATTTATATTGGTTTAATGGTTCCACAAGTAGTTATGGAATCTGGTGATATTACATATGCCAGTGGTGGAGTAAGTTTAGATGTTTTGAGACAAAGATATATGCAATTTCAAAACATGATGGCAAAATGGATTAAAACTAAAGTCTTTCAACCAATTGCCGAACTAAATGATTTTTATGAATATAAAGATGGTGAAAAGAAATTGATCATTCCAGATGTGGAATGGAATCATATGGCAATGTTTGATTTATCTGATTATATAAATGCCATTGCTCAACATGTTACAGGAGAAACAAAAACTATATCAACTCACGTATTATTTAGAAGTCTTGGAATAGATTTTGAAGACAACCGTCGTCAAAAACGTCATGAAGCAATTATAGATGCAATAGAAGCACGTGAAAAAGAAACGTTAAATAAAATGAATTTAACTGATCTTCGAGCACTAGATGTGGATGACGAAATACCTGACCTACCAGAATCACCAGTTCCTGGTGAAAAAAATAAACAAGAAGGTGAGGATCAATCAGGTGGCGATATGGGCGGTGATATGAGCGGTGATATGGGAGGAGGTTCTCCACCTCCACCACCACCTCCTCCACCACCACCTCCAGGACAATAATTCCCCCACAATAACTAATAAAATCAGATACAATTTAAGCGCGTGAAGTCTACTCATAGAGGATAGATGTCTATAAAAAATATGAAAAAACAAGCCGGTATTTTAGAGAATATACCATTTACACGAGATTGGGATAAAAGAAATTTAAGCAATAATAGTCAATCTTATCGAATAGCCTTGTCATTATTAGGTAATCTTCATAAATCTATGGGCAATTGTATTTCTATTCAAAAAGAACATCTAAATAGAGCCATTAGATTTGGTAAGGCGATGAAGTTGCAAGATTTTGCAAAACATGTAGATGGTTTTATGAAAGAACAATCTAAAATTACATTTATTGCTAATGATAAAAATTTAAGAGATTCTTTTATTAAATTATTAGAAAATATAGAATCAGAATTATATGGCGAACCTAATGTATTTCCATCACAAGAAATAGTTAGTGAAATTACCAGTACAACATCAATTCCTAGTAGTCTTAATAATCCTCCTGCATATGATTGGGTTGGAAGTGCTCAAGAATATTTAAAATCAATTAAAAAACCTTCTAAACGATTAGCAAGTGCTGTAGCTGAAGCAAATAAATCAATTAAAAAAGAAGCGCTATTTGATGGATGGTGGAATGGTAATAATTATTATGGTAAATTACAACGTGGTCAATCTTTAAAAAATGGCATAGAACAAATAACAAGTGTATTGAAAGATTTATATTTTAACAATAAAAATCAATATAAAATACTAGCAGAATGTGTGTCAAAAGGTGATCCTGATGAATATTATGATAATATGAAACAGTTGGCTATAACTACACAATCATCTTCGTCTCAAATTTTAACTCCTTGGATAGCACATTTTGCTAAATATATTAAAACAGCAGAAGAGCCTTTAGAAGTTACTGAACCATTACAAAATGCAGAACCTTCGCAAATTGTTGAACCATCACAAGTTGCAGAACCATTAAATGAAAATGTTGATACGACTTCTGAAAAAGAATCTAAACCTATTGATGCAGATGAAAGTATTGATGTAGTTTTCGATGATGATGATGATACTGATATTGCCCCTGGTATGATAGAACCATCTAGTTCACAACAACCTGAAGTAAAAGTTGATGAATCAAAAGTGGAAACAGAACCAGTACAAGTGGAGCCAGCGCAAGTAAAACCAACTAAAGAAGTGAAACCAAAAGAAAAACGAAAATCTGTTAAATCTTCTTTAGATATTTTAGATGATATTTATAAAAGTGCTTCATTAGGAAATCCATATATAACAGCTAATCATATATTGCTATTAGCAAATTGTGTAGATGAAGATGGTGATAGTCAATTAGCTGATGAGTTAACAAAAATAGCTCAAGAGGCATTGGATGAGTAATCATATTTTTTTAAAAACTGCTTATATACAAATTAAATGTGAGCCTGATAATATTGTCAAGGTGGCTGGAGTATTATCTAAAATTAAAAATTGGGTACTGGGTTTATTTGATGAAGGAACACGCAAACAAATAGGTGTTATTGATTCTAAATATGAATCTATTAAATATTTATTACTTCAATTACAACACAATATAGATTCTATAGAAGAGTCAATTGATAATGTAAATTTATCTTCTTATGATGCAAATGTAACTCAATTAATAAAGACTATAGAAATTTTACAAAACAAATTAGAAAATGCCAAAACAGAAATAAATGAAGCTCAAATACCTAACAATGAAGTGGTAAATTCTAATAAACATATTATTGAAATTTTTAAGAGTAAAACATTGCGTGAACTTGGTATAACAACAAATCAAATTAGGTATAATAATATAGATCGATTTTTCAATTCTTTACGAGGAGCTTCAAAAGATGGCAATAAAATTGGACCAGGTAATGTTTTAAAACATTTTCAAAATGAAGCCAAACTAAATAGATTTATTGAAGCTGTGCAACAACAACATGTTGCTGAATATATACCTGAATCATTATTAAATTTTAAAATTGTTAATGTCCTTGAACCAACAAAAAGAAATAATACAAGGATGATTAATATTGGAAAATTAAATACTCATGGTGCTTTAAAAGTAAAATTTGAAGGAATTGATTATAATATAATAATGCAAATATATGTTGATGTATTTGTTGAAGATACATCTAACATAAATGAAGAAATAAAAAATGGTATATATACTATAAGTTCTCAATTTGTATGGGGCGTTAATATAACTAGTTTACCAAATCAAATTAATATAGATAACACACATAATGATAAAATTCAATCTAATTTATCAGGATTATTAAGTGAAAATGATATTATTGATGATAACGACGATGATGACGATGATAATGATGAACATAAAGAAATGTTATCAAGACCAGATGATACATTAAGCGATATAAAATAAAGGTAGATATGGACCAAATAAAACTTGAAGAATTTTATATGAAAATTGTAGAGGCAAATGTTGTTAAACAAGCCGAGGTCATATCTAATACAAGTTCACTTCCATCTGTTCCTAGCATTCCAAGTGTTCCACAAGTAAATAATATTCAACCTACAGTACCTGATAATACTTCTATTTCTGAGCAACAAAAGAAAGATGAAGAGCAAAAAAAATTAGAAGAACAAAAAAAATTAGAAGAACAAGCTAAAGTAACAAACAAACCACTTGAAGGTAATAAACCTCCAGAAGCCAATAAAATAGCTTCATTAATATCTAATGCAATTCAAAATATTGCTGAAAAATATGCTTTTACAACAATTTATTATATGAATCCAAAAGTAAAAGAAGCTATATTAAATAGAATTAGTGGCAAAATTGCAGTTATTAAATTTGCAAATTCTAATGATCATTTTCCTGCTATTATAGATAATGATACATATGATCATTATGTTAAAGGTGGTATAGAATCTATATATGTACCTTTATCAAATGCAGATAAATTTTTTACATATAATATAAAAAATGCAAACAATATCAATGTTAATAAGATATATGATCTTATGAAAGATATTCAAAAAAATGGTTATGTTGATAGTTTTGAAATAATAAAAACAAATAATCATATGGATGTTATTTGTAATTTAGATGAATATCAAGAAGTGGCGCAATTACCTAATTTAATTACCGAGGCAATGATTGATATAGATAATATTGTTTTAGAACTGCCAGAAATAGAATGTTTATGTATGATTCCAGAAAGTATAATTAAAAAAGATAATTCAACTGTCAAAACATTGCAAAGGTAATTATGAAAGCATTTTGTGTTATACCAAATAATAAAGTTTTAGAAGCATTGTCTAATGGAATTATATTAAGACAAAGTAGTGTAATCAAAACAAAAAATGATTGTATGTCTATATTAAGTTCAGTTGCATTTGAAAATAATGGGGCTGTATTATTTGAAATAGATGATAAAGTTGCTAAAGAAAATTTTTCTGGTGAATTATATGTTGAAGGAACATGTTTAATGCCTATAAATCCAGATACACTTGGTATAGAACAAGGTATAGTAAAAAAATGTTATAATCAATGTATTGATAATAAAAGAAATATTCGAACTGCTCTTTTAAAACAAGCTCAAAAAGAAATTAAAGAAAACGCAGCAACATCAACTCAATCTATATTAAGTAAATTAAATCAAGAACAATTATCTCAATTTACTATTGAGTATAATATAGCATCTAAAAATGCTAAACAAGAGAATATTAAAAATGCTCATAAAGCAGCTTTTATGACTGCTTTAAGAAAAGTGGGAGTATAAATGCCTGTTCGTTTTATGGAAGTTGTACCTGATAAATTATATAGAGGTGGAGCACCTACTTCTATAGATGTTTATATGTTAAAAAATAAATGGGGTATTCAACAGATTATATCGTTAGATAAAAAATCTGCAAAAACAATAGCAGATGATTGTTTACGTTTAGGTATTATGCATATTATTATACCTGTTCATGAATATGAAGAAAATGGTCACGATATTATGATGGATGAAATTGACAAGCAAAGTGTTAATAAAATACTAAATAATAAAGTGACTTATGTACATTGTAAACATGGTAAAGATCGAACAGGTATGTTTATAGGTAGATATAGAACAGAAAATGGTTGGTCCGCTTATAATGCAGTTGAAGAAGCTGTTAAATTTGGATTTGGAACTGGTGTGGATTTAGATACTATTCAATTATATTTAAATGTTATTAATCATGGACCAGATGCAGAACAACCTGTCACAATTGATGATTGGGAAGATTTAAAAAAAAAGTATATGGGCCAATGCTTAGTATGTGAAATGCCAACAAAAAATAATGGTGTTTGTGAATATTGTGAAAGTAATAAAGCTGTTACAAAAAATCTAATAAGTCAAGATAATAAAAAAGTGGAGAGTAATGTGAATACTTATAATACTCAAACAAGAAG